AGCCTTAGGGGGTTGTACTCGATAAAATAGACTAAGGCAAACTAAAAAATTATTTACAATGGCAGACCAAGTAGAAAAGATTTTCGCAGATGGTTTCTTATTCAAAAGAAACGAAAAAGCTCCTGACTTCGTAGTGGGGAGATTATCAATTAAAGTTGAAGATGCTATCGCATTTATGAGACAGCACGAAAAGAATGGTTGGATTAACCTCGGGGTTAAGACAGCTCGTTCAGGAAACTTCTACATTGACCTCGACACGTTTGAGGCAAAGAATGATAGTTCTCCAAAAGAAAGTGCAGTTGACAAGTACGAAGCTAAAGCTAAGCCACCTCCATCAGTTCCACAGATGAACGGAGATATGGCAAACCAATTCAACGAAGCTCAAGAAGAAGAGGATGATGACCTTCCATTCTAAGAGACCAAGCCTATGTAAAATGGGGGATTTATTCCCCCTTTTTTTACCTTTAAGGCGTGTCGGAAACACCATTTTCAACACTTCTATTACTACTCTATGTAAAATCTATATTATTATTATTTTTTATTTTAATATTTTAGTAAAAAAATTGACATAAAAGACAGTAGTATTGATTATCAATTAGTTAGATATTTAAAAACGACATTAAAACGACATAAAAACGACAGATAATGACACATAACGTAACAATCTTTCAAAACATACGTGATACGGACACTCCGTTCTTCCGTGATGTACACGTTATCCTTGATAGAATTAAGGATGGAGCAGGGGCTACCAAAGACATTGTTAAGCGTATCAGACAAGAGAAGAATAAAGCAGAGAGAAACGAGATTAAGAAACTACTTCCCGCTATTTGTTTCAGCGGTACTTTTAAGAAGAGATTAGATAATGCACTCGACCAACACTCAGGACTTATTTGTTTAGACTTTGATGGCTACCAAAAACAAAAAGAATTACTACAAGACAAAGAGACTATATCGAAAAACAAATATGTATTTTCAGTCTTTATTTCCCCATCAGGAAATGGATTAAAAGTATTGGTTAAGATTCCCGCAGATGAAGAGAACCATACAAACTACTTCAATAGCTTAGAAAAGCATTTTAACAGCCCTTATTTCGATAAAACGAGTAAGAACATCAGTAGAGTGTGTTATGAGTCTTACGACCCTTTAATTCACGTTAATGAGAACTCATCGATTTGGGATTTGATTGAAGAGCCTGAGTACACCGAAATAAACAGAGTAAGAGACCAAGCTACTATTCCAATATCAGATGAGAATAAGATTGTTGAGATACTTGTTAAGTGGTGGGAAAAGAAATACCCGATGCAAGAGGGTCAAAGAAACCACAACGCTTACATACTTGCGATGGCATTCAATGACTTTGGAGTTAACAAAAGCCTTGCGGGTTATATCTTAAATCAGTTTGCTACTTCTGACTTCTCAATAAGTGAGATAGCAACAACGATTGATTCAGCCTACAGACATACAGCAAACTTCGGAACCAAGTATTACGAAGACGAAGAGCGTATTAATCAGATTCGTGCAAAGCTAAGAAGAGGCGTATCAAAAAAAGAGATTCGCTACCAATTACAAGATTCCAATTTGGATAGCGACACTATCGATGCAGTCTTAAATAAAGTCGAGGATGAAAATTCTAAGATGACATTTTGGACTAAGAACGATAAAGGGGTCATCAAGATTGAACATATCTTATTCAAAACTTTTTTAGAGGATTCAGGATTCTATAAATTCTGTCCTGAGGGGAGCAGGAACTATGTGTTTGTAAAGGTTACTAACAACCTCATCGACCATACTTCTGAGAAAGAGATTAAAGACTTTGTACTTGCTCACTTGTTAGAGTTAGATGATTACAGCGTTTATAATTACTTCGCAGACAATACGAGATTCTTTAGAGATGATTTTCTTTCAATGATTTCAACCATTGAGATATACTTCATAGCAGACACCAAGGATTCAGCGTACTTATACTATAAAAATTGTGCTGTTAAGATTATGAAAGACAGCATCCTTACCATTGACTATGTGGATTTGGGAGGTTACGTTTGGAAAGACCACGTGATTGATAGAAATTTTAATATTTGCGAGGTTACGGGAGACTGTGATTTTAGAAAGTTTATTGGTAATATCAACGGAGGAGATGAGAGTAGAATTAAGACTATGGAGAGTACTATAGGATTCCTTCAACACGGATACAAGAACTTATCTTTTTGCCCCGCAGTGATTCTAAATGATGAGGTTATCAGTGATAACCCTGAGGGAGGAACAGGTAAGGGATTGGTTATGAACGCCCTTAGCAATATGAAGAAGCTCGTAGTGATTGATGGTAAATCTTTCAACTTTGAAAAGTCATTTCCTTATCAGTTAGTATCAGCAGATACTCAGATACTTTGCTTTGATGATGTGAAGAAACACTTTGACTTCGAGAGATTGTTCAGCGTGATAACAGAGGGATTGACATTGGAGAAGAAAAACAAGGATGCTATCAAGATTCCTTTCAGCAAGTCTCCTAAAGTTACCTTGACAACTAACTATGCTATCAAGGGTGCGGGTAATTCATTTGCAAGAAGAAAGTGGGAACTTGAACTTCATCAGTACTACACGATGAACTTTACACCGAGAGATGACTTCGGCAAGATGATGTTCGGAGATTGGAACGATGATGAGTGGTGCGAGTTTGACAACTATATGATTGGTTGCTTGAGATTCTACCTTGCAAACGGATTGGTTAAATCTAAATTTGTGAACTTAAAGATTCGTCAGCTATCAGCAGAGAGTTGCCACGAATTTATCGAGTGGTGCGGATTGGTTGATAACAACGATAGAAGCACTGTGTTACCTACAAACGTAAGACTTTATAAGAACGAGTTGTATAACAACTTTGTTGATGAGTACCCTGACTATGGAGTTAGAGGTAGGATGAGCATTAGCCGAACTAAATTCTACAAATGGTTGGTAGCTTACGCTATCTACAAAGAGGGAATTATGCCTGAGGAAGATAGAGACCACATCGGTAGATGGATTATCATTAAGAAGAGAGCAGATAACGATACACAAATTCAATTAAATTAATATGACACCAAAAGAAAAAGCAATAGAATTAACAGGTATTTATCTTGAGTTAACAAAAAAAAGTCTTGATAGAATAGGGTGGTTTTACGATATTGATGTTGCTAAACAATGTGCATTAATAGCAGTTGATGAAATATTAAAAAATAATAAAATTTTATTTGAAGATGTTTTAAATGACCAATATTGGCAAGAAGTTAAACAAGAAATAGAGAAATTATGACACCAAAACAAGAAGACAAAATAGTAGAAGTAGTTGCTTGGATATGTGCAGTAATTCTTATTGGAGCAGTAGCTTATTTAATATGGTAGATGTACTCGAGAGAAATTCAGGGTTCAACAACGAGGAGATGTGGAAACAATGTGAGTTGCTACGAAGCGTTATTTTTCAGACCATAGAGACTAAGGTTGGAAGAGGTAAGCAGGTTAGAGTTTTACAAACATTTAAGCACGACACACCTAAAGAAGTTAGAGAGCGAATAGTTAATAGCTGTGAGTACTATAAACAATTACACCTAAAGGATATGGAAAGAAATAATCAAATCAAATTCAGAGATTACCAAAACGACATAATCAGGAAAGGCACAGAGATAGTTACTAAGTATGGCTTTGTTTACCTTGCTATGGAAGTTCGTACAGGAAAGACACTGACAAGCCTTGGGATAGCAGAAAAGATTAATAGTAGCAACGTATTGTTCTTGACAAAGAAAAAAGCAATTAGCTCAATTACTAATGATTTTGATTTATTCAAGCCATCTTACTCTTTATGTGTTACAAATTACGAGAGCTTACATAAGATTGACCCTGATATTCCTTGGGATTTAATAATATGTGATGAGGCTCACTCGATGGGTGCATTTGCTAAACCAAGTAAGAGAGCAGTTCAGGTAAAAGACTTGATAGCTAAAACAAAAGCCAATGTTATATTGCTGTCGGGAACACCTACTCCTGAGTCATACTCTCAGATGTACCATCAGGTTTATGGGATACCAAATAATCCTTTCAAAGAGTATAAAACTTTTTATAAATTTTGTAGTAAATTTGTAGTTATTAAGACCAAAATGATAAATGGATTATCAATGAACGACTATTCTAATGGTATGTACACCATACTTGAAGAAATGGAACCATTTATGATAAACTATACTCAAGCAGAAGCCGGTTTTATAGCCGAGACTATTGAAGAAGTATTTGAGGTCGAGCTAAAAGAATCAACATACAAGTTGATTAAAAAGTTGAGCAGGGATTTAATTGTCCAAGGAAAGGAAGAAGTTATCTTAGGAGATACTCCCGTAAAGCTAATGAGTAAGATGCATCAGCTGTACTCAGGAACTGTGAAGTTTGAAAGCGGTAAGTCTATGGTTATCGACACCACTAAAGCAGAGTTTATAAAGGCTCAGTGGGAAGGTTGTCAGATAGGTATATTCTACAAGTTTAAAGAAGAGCTTGAGGCTTTGAAGCAAGTATTCGGAGATGAACTCACGACAGAGCTTAGTGTCTTTGAAGACACTTACAAGAACATAGCATTGCAGATTGTATCAGGGCGTGAGGGAATATCGCTAAAGAAAGCAGAGTACCTCGTGTATTACAATATTGATTTTAGTGCTACGAGTTATTGGCAATCCAAAGACAGAATGACCACCAAGGACAGACCAAAGAATGAAGTGTTTTGGATTTTCTCCAAGGGAGGAATTGAAGAGCAGATTTACAAAGCAGTAACAAAAAAGAAGGACTACACGTTAGCTCACTTTAAAAAAGATTTTTACTTATGATAAATAAAATTATTGACAAATTATTTTGGGTAGCAGTTTTTGCCGCCTTGTACGGTTGCTTATTATTAATTTTAAACTAAACAATTATGAATTGGGATTATCCACCTGAAGAAAAAGAGTGCACTTGCAGATATTGCGGAGAAGACTCTGAAGGAGAATTTTGTAACAGAGAGTGTGCTAAAGCATACGAAGGAGACAACTAAATAAACAATCAAGATGAAAAACAAATTAGCGGGAAAACACCCTTCCTATGACAAATTAGATATGTCTAATGATGAAAGAAAAAGAAAGTTAGCTTATGATAAGAAGTATCAAGCTACTGAAAAACGTAAGAACTACAGGGTAGAGCTTAATAAAGCCAATCGTGATGCCGGTACTTATGGAAATAATGATAACTTGGATATGAGCCATACTAAAATTGGAACTATTGTCAAGGAGAATATGAAATCCAACAGAGGTAGAAATGGTCAGAACGGAAAATCAAGTAAGAAATGATAAAGTGTTTATGCATAAATGACAATAACAAACCAATTCAAATACCAAATGAGAAATGGTTACAAAAAGGTAGAGAATATACTTTGTTATTCAGTATGACTGTACTTCCTCAAAAGCAATTAGCCTTTCAGCTCAACGAGATTGACCTTGATGATAGTTGTTCCCCCTACACGTGGTTCCTTGCAAACCGATTTGCGTTTAGGCAAGAAGACCTTGACAAACTTATTGAGTTTATTCAAGAGTGCAACCACATTACTTTTTCAGTTAATGAGTTGATGAAGGAGACAAACGTATCAATTCCGTAAAAAACGTAAATGAAGGAAAGCCAAATACAATCGAAAAAAATTAAGGAGCTTGAGGCTAAGGGGTATTATGTTATCAAGTTGATTAAGACCAACAAGAATGGCATTCCTGACCTTATAGCTATTCCTCCTAACTCAGATGTTGAGTTCTATGAGGTTAAAGCCCCAAATGGGAAAACATCTCCCCTACAAGATTTTAGACTAAAAGAACTTACTGAGCACGGAGTTAAAGCAGAGGTCTATAAACCACTATAAATTAAATTAAATGCAAGAATTAAAAGAAATAATAAATGAAGTTTTTTTAGTTGATATAGAGACTAAAAGCAGTAAAAGAGTGGTGGTTGATGCTCGTAAAGTTTACTCTAAAATTCTAAGAGATAGTGGATATAGTTATGAATTAATAGGGGAAACAATAAACAAAGACCACGCAACTATAATTCACTATGTAAAGAATATAGAGTACCTACTATCTTATGACCAAATTCTAAGAGATAAATATGTTGCTTGTAAAAATGTTTTCATCAAAAAGAAAAATTCTATTTCAGAACAAATAAAAAAAGATGTAGATATATATGTAACTGTAGTAAGATTGACAAACGAGCTTCAAGAAGCTGTAGAGATTAAAGAAAAACTTTTAGATGAGTTTTTCAATTATATTCAGGACTACGAAGAAAGAACAGGTCGTTTGCCAAATTCTTATGAATGCAAGCATCACATACTACAATTGTTTAACAAGTAAAAGTAATGTATGGACCAAGAGAAAGATAGTGAAGACGAGAGAGCTTCCCGAATTGCGTATCGAACAAATGAATACCATTCGCTATTAGATAGTATCTATGAAGGCTTGGTTGACCGTGATTTTAAGTTAGTTAGAAAAGAAGCACAGTTTCTAATTATGGAATTAAGATGCATACTAAAATCAACAGAAGAAGATGACTTTTGAAACAGAACAAGATTTAAAAAGAGAACACAAAGCAATAACTACATTCGTAAATACTTTTGGAGGTTCGTTCCAAAAACTCGACCCATACGACATTGATTACAAAGTCTTCGATAAAGCAGGTAAGTTAATTGCATACGCTGAGGTAAAAGGTAGAATAAGAACTATGCACAACGCATACCCTTTACCGGTAGCGGCAAGAAAAGCTGTAAAGTTAGTAGATAAAAGACTTAATCCCGTAATGATATGGTCGTGTGAAGATGGTATAATCTACGGGAAGATTGATAAATTAAAAGGAGAAATCAAGTGGGGTGGAAGACCCCCACGTGATAACTCCTCTAATGATGATGAGCTAATGATTTACTACGATAAACAAAAAGCTCTAAAGTATGTTAGGTTTGTTTGATTATTTCTGAGGTCCGAATTTATAATCACTATCTGATTCTTGGCTATCAAAACTTTGAGGTCCAAATCCAAATTTTTTACTTTTAGATTTTTTACTTTGAGGTCCAAAACTATACTTTTCTTTTCCTACAGGAGTATAATTACGTTCTTCATCTTCAGTTCTTTGCATTGCATCATCTACTTCTTTTTGAAGTAGTTTTTCTTCTCTGTATGTATTATACCACTCAGAGTTATCTCCAAAAGTATCCTCCCATAATGGTCGGTCATACCTTTTCATCTGCGTTTCGTTTGCATAATCTCCTAAAAGTTTAGCTTTTTCTTCTTTGATTTGTTTGTTCTTAGCTTTTCTTTCGTCAGCCTCGGCTTCTGTTTCATTAGAAAGTCTTTGGATTTGGTCTTGTATTAAATCAAGTTTTTCAGGGTCAGAAGTATCTATACTTATTTCCTCAAGTATTTTTAGCTCTTTAGCATCTTCCTCTTCCTTCTTAACTCTCTTTTGTTCTTTAGCTTGTCTTTCCTCAAAAGATGTTTGTTTCTTTTTAGCCATTTTTATAGAACCTCTAATAGCACCTGCTACTTCGGGAGGGAATATTCCAATGTTGGTCAAGAAAGCAGGACCTAATAAAACCCCTACTGCTTCTCTATCTTGTTCAGATATTGTGTGTTCTTTATTGAAATCATCTTTATATGTTCCCGTAGCCCATAATTTTACCATTCCGAAAAACTGCATCGCTCTATCAGGAGCTATACCATACATCCCAAGGTATTTTATAAACTCCTCAGGCTTGGCTGAGTACAAAGATAATCTATCTTCTTCATCCATATCTAAAGCATCTTGAACTTCTGATAAGAAATTTGCAGCTCCGGTCTGAACAAGTTTATCAAGAATAGGTAGTGGAGAAAAAATATCTGTAACTACAGATGTAGCTTGACCTTTTAATACACCATCAATTCTTTTATCTTCTTCTTCCTCTGTCTCCTCTTTGCCCATTATAGCAGCAGCAGCATATCCTATTAATATAGTAATACCGGCTGACATCATTCTAAACGTAGCCATCTCCGCTGCATAACCCGCTAATGACCTTGCTGCAATAACTTTATCTTCTTTAGTTGAAACACCCCAATATCCTAATGTTGAAAGGTCAGCACCTAATCTTGATGATTGGTTCATTCTAAAACTTGCAAAAGCCATAAATATCTTAGTAAGCACTTGCTTACCTGTTTCTTTAGAAGAAAATAAACTTCCTGCTAAATCGTGGTCAGATACGTTTTGCTGTCTATCTACCATTCTTTGAGCATAGTTTGCTGCTGTCTCATTTAGTGTATGGTCAGAGTAATCAATATCCTTATAGTCTTTACCTTGTTGCTTCAAAGACTTCTCATAGTAAGCCTTGAAAGAAGCTCTTGCTACAGCAACATCGGGTCTAACTAAGAATGTTTTTAACCATTTTCTATTTGCCTCTTCAATAAGCTCCATCGCTCTTTTTGCATTAGAGTTTGATGCCTCTTCAATTAATTTATTAATTGATTCAACTTCTGCTTGAGATTCAATACCTCTATTGGCAATGGCATATCCTGACTGAGAAATCCAATTATTAAAATCAGAATTGAAAGATGCTGTTAAACTAAAGGTTCCCGCATTTACCCAAGTGTTCATAGCAACCGGAACAAATTGTTTAAGTACCTGAGTAGGTCCTCCCAAGGCTTGTCCAACACCAAGTGTCGCTATTTTATTTAGTCTTCTAACTGCCTTAGAAAGCTCATCGTTTGAATAAGGGTTTTTGTTTCTTGTGTTAGCAACATACAATTGAACTCTGTTAGTAAGTAGCTTTGCATCCTCAGTATTTGGAACTATTTTACTAAAGCTATTAGAATTTAAGAATGCCTGTACTTGTCTAATTGAAGCTGCGGTCTCAATATCTATAAGTGCATCGTACATAGAGTTAGAGTTGTTTTTATCAAAAGATAAGTCAATATAACTCAATACATCTTTCTTCGCATTCATTGGAAGATTTTTTGTACCTGTTGTATCTTCTAATACTCCTGTTTTTTTATTGTACAATACACCGTTTGTATTATATATAAATGCTGAATCACTATTTGTTAAATCAACATCTTGTGGAGCACTATCCATTCTAACGTATTTATCAGGGGAGTAATTTAAGTCTCTATCTAAAGTTTTGTTATAAACATTAAGAGCTACATCTGACAATCTATCAAATTGATTATCCCATTGCTTGTGCCAAAAATCAATAGCCTCTAAGTTTTTAGGGTCAGTATTGTCTTTTATGTCTTGAATATCCGCTGAATTGCCAATTACCTTTTCATATACCTTTTGGTATAGCTCTGCTTTCTTTTGTTCTTTTTCGTTTCCTTTTCTTAAAGCTGCGATAGATTGTTCTATTAATCCTTTTCTTCTTCCGAACTCGATTTGCATTTCTTGCTCAGTTCCAATAACATTTCTAAGCATAAACGCAGCCATACCTCTTTCGGTATTGTTCTCTGCTGTATTAAACTTCTGCCCATTTGGTCGTACATCTTTATTGTAAAACGCTTTAACGTAATCATTTATAATATTATTTGATTGCGTTTGTGCGAATGCTTTTTTATTAATCAATTTTGTTAATCCCATTAAATCTTGAACTTCGCCACCACGATTAAACCCTTTAAACATTTTTTCAAAAACAATATTTAAGTTGGTAGTTTGTTCTGCGAAAGTTCTACCAAGTTGCTTAGAAAAATATTTTTTAATCTGAATAGCTTTAATTCCTTTTCTTAAAACAATCTCAGCGTTTTGGTCTCCTTCGTATATAGATGTAACAGCATCCATAGAAGCTGTTGATTTATTCTCTATAAAATTAGCAAGTGCATCAACTGCTGCAAGGGCATTTTTAGTGGTCATATTGTTCGGGTCCATAGCCATAAACTTAGAGATGATTTCTTTTTCTCTCTTAGTGTATTCAACATCTTCGCCTGTGAACGCATCTACTCCGGTATCTATACTGTTTTGTATCATTGCAGAATAAATCTCAAAAGCTGTCTTAATAGTGTCTCTTACTATACCCTCATTTTTATCTGTCATTGGTTTATCTTCCTCTAACAGAGCCATCATTTCAGCCTCAGTAAAAGTAGAAGCATCTACACCCATCAAGTCTTGCAAATCAGCAATTCTTTCATCACGGATTATATCTGCTTGAGATTTCTCTTCTACATTAATATATTCAGTGGCATCTTGAATATTCACAGTATTTGCAAACCTTACATTCTGACCGCTTATTTTAGAGCCATCTATAGCCTCTTTTATTTTAGCCGCCACATCATTATAAACTTCAATGCTTTTTGCAATTGAAGGGTCTAATTTTCCAAATTTAGCAGCTAAATCACGTAGGTTAGCATCTTTTGTTTTATCACGAGATAAACTTCTGATTTTCTTTCTTAGTTTTTGAGCATCAGTTAACTTCTGAGCGTAGTCAGCATTGTTATATACCTTTGTTGCATATTCAATAAATCTTCTTGTAGATTTTTCACTAAGCACATTTGTATTTCCTAATCTATTAAGAATGGCTTGCTCTTGAATCTTGTTTATTTTACCTGACTTTCTTAGTTCTCTTACCTCTTTTATTAAGGCTTGAGTAGCTTCTTTTACAGCCTTAACAGCATATTTACCACCTCTAATTTGGTCTTTAAATTGCTTGTTAAGTGCAACTCTTTCAGTCATTATTACCTTTCTAATGTCTTTCAATTTACCAAATATTCTTGCTACTGATGGTGCTCTCTTTTCTTTAATACCAAATTGCTTACGCAATTGGCGAACTAAAGCCTCTCTCTGAACATCTGTAGCATTCTCATAAACTTTAGAGTCTTGTTGAAGATAATCAAGAGCTGCTTGAAATGCTCTTTCATTTGTTCCTCCTCTTTCTTTAAGTATCTTCTGAGTTATACCATCAACTATCCCCATCATTCGGTCATATCCCGGTAGTTCAGCTTCAGATAATCCTTGTGTACCTAATTCTTCAGTTGTAGTTTCTTCTACTTTTGTGGTTGGTTCTTGGAACGCTTCAAGAACATTACTTCTATCGTATTGTCTTGTTTGGTCTTCGGTTCCTTCGTTGATTGCTCCTTGGTAAGAAGATTTTTTGATAATAACATTGCGTCCATCCAACGCATTACTTCCGAGTGTTTGCCCGATTGCATTTGCGGTTGCACTTGATTTTGATTGGAAGTCTTTAAATTTTTCATTGTATTGCTCATCTTTAGTTAGATTATTATTTTCAGGTAAAAAGGTAATTACTGATACTTCAACTTGATTATTATTGATGCTAAATGCATCAACTCCCTCATTTTCTAACGATACAGACAAGTCTGCTACTTGTTCGTCAGTTATTGGTTCAGCAAAGGTATAAATAATTTTTGGATAATGCATTAAATCATTATCATAAAATTCAGTAAGAGGCATATCTACGTTGCCATTAATCCATTCATCGTGTAATTCAGATTCAGTTTCTAATATAAATGCATCTTGAGAGTATTTTTCAGAAAAATCATAAAGCATATCACTAACCTTTTGAGTATCTGCATCAGGGCTAATAGACAAGTTCATATTAAAAGATGGCTCAAATTTACCATCCCATAATCCACGATTGGTATCTTTAAATGTAACTTCTACTCCTTTTATGTCTGCTACTGCATCAATAATCTCTTGTTTTGCTACATCAGTTATTTGTGATTCAATTTTCTTTATCTTAGCAAGAACCTTAGGGTCTTTCTTTTTAGCGTATTGCTTAACAAGTTTGTCATAGTTTAATGACAACTTCTTAATCCTTTCAGTAAGTGGACTGAATCCACGCACTGTAGCAGGAGTTATAAGTACAGACACATCTTTAACAGATGTAGTTTTTGGTGCTTCAACATTTACTGTTTCTGTTGGTTGTGTCTTTGAAGACACTTCTTGTTTTTGACTTTCGGTTAAATCACTTTCATTTATTTCTCTTATACCTGCATCTATAGCAGATATGTTTCCGTTATTATCTCTTATAAAATTATCTGAAGTATCTGATATTTCAAATATTTTATCTCCTACTTTTATAGCAAATTTATCATTTCCTAAATTAGTAAATCCCTTTGATTCTAAATGAGAAGTAGCTTCTGCTTGAGTAAGAGTTGTACCATCTATATAATTTTGTTGATATACAGGATTTGTAACTCCATTATATTCATAATAACCTATTAGTTCTAAACTATTATCCCCTATTAAGTTATTTATAGATATAGCATCTTCTACCCTTGGCATAAACCCATCATTACTACTATAAGGCTCTCCTATTTTTATAACAGTTTTACCATCTTTGCTTTTATATACAGTATGTTCGCTGCCTTCTGCTAAAAACTCATAATCATTAAGAAAATCTCCATCAAAACCTTCTCTTGTTGGAGTCAATTCAATATTGTTTAGATTGTTATTTTCAAAATCATTTTTAATGTTTTCGATGATAGTTTGAGTTACTTCGCCTTGCGTAGTTTGTTCGGTAATGATTTCAGGTTTTGTTTCGGATGTTCCTCCCTCCATCGTTTCGCTAACTCCGGTTTCTGACTGTACAGGAATCTCTGTTGTGCTTTGCTCTTGAATGGCATCTTGTGTGTTTTTAAGTTTTCCTAATTCTTTTTCTAATTTTCTTTTAGCTCTTCCTACAACCGGTGTTTCAGCATCAGGAGATAGCGTAGCCTCTATTTCAGCTATTCTATTATTGTTCTCCTTTTGTTTTACAAAATCTTTAAAAGCAAACTCAGTTAATGTTTCATCATCTAATTCAATATCTTGGTCGTTTCTATCGCCAATCATATCCATTATATTCTTCCCTGCCTCTTCTTTTAGCTTTGTTTTTTCTGCATCAGGTAAGTCTTCAAACTCTTTTCTGTTTGATTCAGCTACTGCTTTGTCATTGGCTGCGGTTTCAGATATTCCAACAAGAGAAGCGTCTATAACACCAATTCTTTCTTTTAATTTTACAACTAAAGAAGGGTCTTTGCCATCTACTTGATTTTCTAAATCTCTTTTTTCTTTCAAGAGATTCATCGCTTCCTTTTTTTGTTGAGTATTTAGCCCCTCAGGTAAAGACTTAAATAAACCAATTGAGTTACGGTAGTCATTTAACTGCTCCTTAGCCTCAGCTGTAGTCATAACTCCCTGAGTTATTTTTGTTTTTAAATCAGTTATAAATGCTTTTTGAATATTTTCATCGTTTGCCGCATCTTCAAATAATCTAAAAGTTTGATTATCCATATTTAGAAATCCTTTTTGAGAATAAGCTGCACTTACAGCAGTAGGCATACCCAATACAAAACCACCAACAGCCTCTTGTGCACCTGCTTTTACTACGTTGTTAATCAAGTCTCCTATGCTGTCAGGAGTATTGAACATTTCTTTATCTTTTATTACATTGTATATCTCTTTGATTCCTGTTTCGGTAAGTTCTTGACCTGCACCTGATTCAAACTCAGCAAGACCGGCAGATGTAATAGTAAGAACTCCCTTGGCTAACTTACTTTCAACTTCGTTTTCTACAAGTTCTCTAAATGACTTGGCAGTAGTTCGTGTTCCTGATTTACCAAGAGCACTCATTGCTATTCTATTTATTAAACCTGTACTTCCTTTTATATTTCTCAAACCAAACTCTTCCAATACAGCTCCTGTTATACCAATAGGTAATACTACTGCAAGTTTTTCATTTTCAGAAACCTTTGCAAATTCAGGATTTTTATCCATCTCTTGTCTAATACCATCACTTACCATTGAGTACATAGTAGCTGTTCTCTGTGTCCAACCTGCCGGTCCTGCCGCACCTGCAAGTGCAGGTATTGTTTTTACAAGACCAAAGTAAGAACCTGCCCAAAAATCCTCTGATTGTAATTGCTCCCATTCAGGAGTAGCAGTAGAGCTTCCGAAAACCTGTCTATTACCTTGTCTAATAGCAGGAATTAAATCTTTCTTTGCATATTTTTTTGCAGCATCGTCAATCTCATCTTCAACATCATCCAATTGGTCTTCTGTTAAAGTTTTTTTCCATTGAGCAAAAGTTTGGTTAGCAGATGGACCTTTAATACCTAATTTTTTAGCAATACCAACTGATTCATTTTTCAAATCTTCAGGTAGCATTAGTGCTTCAGTTGGAGTAAGTTCAACCATAATATCAGTTGATAAATCAGCAAGTCCTGCTGATGCACTTGCATACGCATCTAAAAACGCATTCCAAGTACCTGCTAAATAAGTACCTTGTTGAGATTTCATCTCAGTATATTTTCCAACTGATTTTTTAAGAAGAACTTCCTTAGTTTTTAGATTATTTTGTTTTTTAATTAAAGCATCTCTTTCTGCAATTAACTCTGCTTGCATTTTATTATATCCTTCGCTTCCTTTTTGAAAAGTACTATCTAATGCATTTTTTCTTGAAAGAAAAGCCTTTAAATCATTGTTCAAAGAATTGGCTTCATCTGATATTTTTTTAATAGAAGTATCGACTTGTTTTTGATTTTCTATTTTTTGGTAGCCTTCGTTTGCTGATTTCTCAACAATATAAAGTCCTTTATCGGAAGTGTTTTCTTTTATAAATTGCTGTAGTTTTGAAGATTCAGAAACAGCTTTAGAACTCATAAAAGGGTCTAAAGAAATCTCCATTTTTTTTCCGTTAGGAGCAGTGGCAATCATATAGTCTCCTGTCATACCTGACTCTTCAAATTTAAAACCTAAATCTCCAAACTGATAATTCATTTGAGGAACAATATATTCTTCATTTTGATTAATCAATTTAGCATCAATAGTTTTTAATCTGTCGTTAAGATATTTGCTATTTTTTTTGTCAATAGGTTTAGCACCTTCTTTAACAAATTGCTGACCAAGTTTTTTCTTTTCGGACTGTAATTTTTGAGCATTAGTATCTTCTATATAAGCAATCTCTTCGAGATTTGCCTTTTTTTCTTTAGTGGTATTCTTATTTATGAAATTTTTCAGTTCTACTGATTGTGCAGCAGATTTGCTATTTAAAAAATTGTCTAATGAAATTTCTTTTTTCTGCCCATTAGGAGCAGTAACAGTCATATAGTCTCCCATAAAACCTGACTCTTCAAAAGAAAATCCTAACTCTTTAAAGTTTTTGTCCTTAGATAATTTGGAAACGACATTCTCTTCCGTGTCGTTCATAAGGTCTTGGTTGATGGTAGATAAACTGTTTGATATACGTTTATCTGCCGCAAAAACTTTTTTACTCGTAGGTTGAGTAGCCAAAGAACCATTTCCCGAGGATAATCCCGTAGAAGCTGCTTTTCCCTGCTGAGGTACTTCTGAGTCCAATGAAAACTTTTTTTTTTGAGCTGTAACAAGTCTTCTACCACCTTTTACTTCTCCGATAAATGTCTCTAAAGGTTTTTGCTTAAAAGACTCATCATTCGTTGAAAGCCAACTGTGCATTTGCTCAGCGTAAGCATCATCTTGAATTTTTGTTTTGAATTGCTCGTAAGAATATCTTCCTTCATAGGAAGAGTCTTTTTGTTTTATCAAAGCATATAAGTCTTGTAAATATTTCTCGTTCATATTAATTTATTTTATGGTGCTTGTTGGTCTTTTATAAATTGAGCAAGTCCTACTTTATCTGCTGCTCTTCTTTCAGCATTTCCATCGGAACTATATTTAAAAACATTTCCGTTTGGTGCAGTTACTGTAACTATATCATCAAATCCTCCTGTATTTTCCACAGTCCATTTGTTCTTATCTCCTACATTTCCGACATCAAAACCTGCGGTTGTTAATTTTTGTTGCATTGATGTTGCAGAATCGTCTTCATCTGAGTCTGTAAATAAGTCATCTGTTACTGTTACTGTTTTAGCTTTTACAGGAGCAGCTTCACGTGTTACTTCAGAAAACTCTTCGTCTTTGTCATTAAATTTGGCACCTTTAATGAATCCACCTCTTTTAACTGCTGATAAATAATCTGCATTACCACCTAATAATGGACCTGCCGATAAAATAAATTGTTCTTGAGTCATTAATTTTCCATCTGTGCCATAGAAAGGAAGTTCTCTTTTCTGTAGTTTTCCATCAGGACCTTTTAGAGTAACAATTACACCTTTTAAGGTTCTATCTACTTTCTCTATATTAGGGTTAATATCTCTAAATGCTGTAGTAGCTTTAGCGATAGTCGCACCGTTAGCTCCTCCCCAAAGAGTGCCAATCATTTGAGCTGTGTTTACAATTTCTTTATCCTTATCATCTGCATCTTTATTAGCAACAGGCTTATCGTTTCTTGATAATTGAGAAGACATATTAACATCAGATTTTTTATCGTACTGAGCTCTCATTTGATTTCTCATAAACTCACGCCCTTCTTCTTTTTGTGCATCAGATATTTCATATTTATGTCCACCTGATTTCGGGTCGAATACTTTTAAAATTAAGTTAGGATTTTTATCTGCCTCTTCTTTGCTATATGTGGTCTCATAAAGCTTCTTGTCCTTATTGTAATTTACTCTATCTATAAGCAAAGTAGCATAATTGGTATCTGTACCAATCATAGCTTCTATTGCTTGTTTCTCAGCATCAGCAAATTTGAATAAAATACTTTTTTCATCTTCAGTTAAGTCAGTTCTTTTTGTTATGTCATCTGTTTTTAATACATATCCCTGCTTAAACAATCCACTTTTACTCACAACAGACATTTCCTCAACGCCTAAATTATCAGCAAATTCTTTTGTTGGTGTTACGTAGTCAAATTTCTTTATTTTACCATAAATCATTTGATTGATAGCATCAACGCTTTGCATATTACCCGGTGTATCATCCATTGTGTAAACCTCTTTTCCATCAATCGTTTTTTTGGTTTTCAATGCAGCCATTACCGTACCATTTTTATTTATGTACAGCCCTGATTGATTCCAATTACCATAACCTTCAACTTCTGCAAAATTTTGCTTAACTAAATCAGAAAGAGTGTCGTCATTCATTACTTGAGCATACTGCTCTTGATAGGCTTTATTTGCATTGAAAGCCAAGTTTGTGCCATCATTCAAGTTTTGTCTGAATATGGTATAATCTTTTAAGCTAAGCTCTCCTGATTTTAGTAATCTGTCTTGGATTTTTACCATTTCAGAAGCATTACTCGCATATCTTAATATTTCTGACCTTGCGTTCTCATTTTCTCCTTGAGGAGATTGAGCTAATTGTAATAAAGATTCACGAGTAGTTTGGTCTATTGCGGCTTTTTTCTCCTCACGGACACGATTAGTTTCCGCAAGCATATCACTCATATCCTTACCTACTGCTGCCCAATTTACTTGGGAATCTGCATCCCTATCTGCATATTTATAGTATGTAGCCATTTTTTATATTATTTCATATATTGTATTAATTCATATATTGTATTAATAGGTCAGACTGAGCCGGAGTTAAGTCTGATTTGAATTTTTTAAATTGAGTTCTACTCATATTTTTTACTGCATCCAAATCTAAATTAGTAAATCCTGTTGCCCCATCAACTCCCATACTTCCTCCTTGCACATTTCCAATTTTTTGGAATTGTTCATTACTAAGTTGAGCTTTTCCTAATTTGCCTTGTTTTAGACCTCCTCCTGCAAATAAAGGAACCATAGCTAATCCTTGTTGAAGGGTAGATGTTAGCCCTTGAAATCCTTCAGATGTTGATTGAGCCGCTGCTCTTTCTGCATCCGCTGCTGCCTTATTAGCACCTTCTACTTCTCCCAAATCTAACTGAACTCCTAAATCTCTTAAACGACTTTGCTCTGCTATTTGTTTGTTTTCAATGTCAGTCAGCTCTTTACCCATTTCAGTTCTTATACCTGCCTGAGCTTCGTTCTGAGCCATTAAAACCTTACCTGCTGTTGCAACTCCTCCTCTTTCTGATTCAACACCTGCCTGAATAGCTTGAGCTCCTGCGGAAAGCATAGCTTCCCTTTCAAGTTCATAAGGCTCTTTCTTTATAGCCATTTCGTCTGTGTAATTAATTTCAAGTTTTTTACGTGCCGCTGCCATTGCAGCCGCTGATTCTGCCTCGGCTTCTCTCATTTTCTTTTTTTGAGCACTTGCATCCATAAAGGACATTGCTGTGGTTCCTGCTGATATAGCTAAACCACCTATCGCTACTGCTGTTGCTACTCCCATATTATAGTATTTTAATCATTTCACTTGTATATCCTTGTCCTTCAGACCAACCTTGGTCTGTATATGTTTTGATTAAACTTTTATTTTTAATCAATGCATATCCGTATTTGCTTCCTGTGTTTTTACAAATATTAGTAAGAGATTCTATTAGTAATTTAATTGCCTCTCTTCTTTTATCTTTTATTCTATATTCTTTGTTAGATATAATCCAATCTACCCAAGCCACTTTTGAATTTGTAACGTATATAAAACCTGCACAAATTGGTGTATCTCCATCGTAAACAATTATACCACCTTTGCCATCATCAGGTAAAAAATCTTTAGCAGGTGGTTCCCAATTCCATTGTTTCCACCATTCTACAAGAATTTCTTCGTAATCATTTTCATTAAGAGGTCTAATATTTAACTTCATATTGATACAAAGATATTAAATTTAAGGGAAACTTTTCATTACATTAGCTTCAACTGCAAATAACTCAATTTTACTATTGTAATTATTAGATAATGTAGTTGTACAATAGTGTCCTAAAACACCGTGAGATTCAGCTACAGAATTTTTAACGTACAAGAAATAAGCATTCTGCGTAGTTATTGGAGTTACTATAGCTCCCGGAACTACGGTTGTAATTGTTATTTGGTTTAAGTTATTTGGATAATCAACTGTAACCGCTGTTACCTTTCCTGCAAGCAAAGGCGTATTTGCAGGAGGTTGAAAGAAATAAATTAAATCTCCAATACTAATTATGTTTCCTATAGATATTAATGGGTTAATTGAGAACTTAATTACAACACCTCCTGTAACTTGAAAACTTCTACCAATTCCATTTAAACTTCTAAGTGCAAATTCTCCAATACTGTTATTTCTAACAAACGCAAAATAAGCCGCTTCTTTTTTCTCAAACCAAGATTGGTCTATAAATCCTGAAACTTGCAAATCAGTCTCTAAAGTTGCTCCCCAAGGGGCATCTCCTTCTATGTTTATGGTTTTAAATAATTTATTTTCAATGGCAGCAGTATTAAATACCGTTTGAATAGATGTTGGTGTGAAAGCATTTGCAGGCTGCATATACTGAGTCCACCAAGGTTGATAGAATGTATTTCTTAAATTATTTACATTGTGCTTGTAAAGATTCCCACCTTTAAAAGTATAAAAATAGTTGTTCATTCCAATCATCCAATCAGGATAATAAGAATAGAAAGATACCCAACCGGCAACCCCTTCGCTATATGATAATGTGTAATTCATAATTATATACAGTTTGTTATTGCTACTACAATTCCGTTTTGAACAGTTAAAACTTGATTTGGAACCGCTACATTATTTGTTAAATAGAATCCATTAACAAGAGGAAATTCTCCATTTGCATCTGAAAAAACATAATCATATAAACCTACAAAAGTATCTGCTGCTGTGTGAACTTTTGCGAAATAGTAAGTCTCAGTTAAAGGTTCGCTACAAAATATAGATGAAGATTCATATTCTATTGAACTTGAAAATGAAGGCAAAGCCACAGGACAAGCTGCTGTTAAATCCCAAGCTGTACCCAAACAAGGACCAAGCATTTCGAGAAGCACATTGTTAGGAGTGCTTGTAGGTTTTGGTATTACAATAACACAAAAACCGGGAGAGGTTCCTAAAGAAATATCTCCGGGAAGTAAAGTAACTGATTGAGTATTTCCTGTTGCAACAAATGAAGTTCCATTATAAAGATATTCAGTTAATGAGGGTAAGTTTGTGGTATTTCCTGCCAATCCACAATCACTTCCTGTATTTCCTACTACTGTAAAATGAGTGGGATTTGTACTTTCGTGTAAACCATCTACAGGAGAAGATAATTTATTATATACAACTCCATCGTAAGTTGCTCTGAAACCATCAGGCACACTTTGAGGGTCAAATCTAATTACTATAGCTCCTGTATCAATAGTTCCTGTATCTAAATTTACTTGATAAATACCTTGACCCCCACTTCCTGAAATAGGACTTCCACAAGAAGTTCCACACGTAGCACAAGCCTCAGCAGTCAAAAGTATTCCTGATGACTGCTCTCTTGTTATAGTTCCATCTCCATAGAATCCATCAGGAGCTATGTTTGTTAATGATAAATCTAAATATACCGCTGTAGCTGTAGCTAAATCAACAGCATCTAAGAAAAAAGGAGAATTTATTGCCATATTTTTTTTAAATTAAATTATACTACGCAATCACATAGAACATTTATAATAGTTATACTTGTGTCAGCATAAGGCTCTCCAATAGAACAATATACTACTCCTACTGCCGAAGCTAATAAAGGTAAACTTGTTAGTATTCCTTCTTGGTCATAAAAATAAAGTGTTGTATCAAAAGCCTCATTATTTGTTACTTCATAGTAATTGTAAGGAGTATCACACGTTAAATCACAATTACAACATACATCTACAGCACTTGTGCCAAAACACAAAGATACTTCAACTCCACAAGAACTACAAGGTTGAGCAGGTAATAAAACTCCATCTTGTAACTCTCTAACAATTCCTCCTGTTGAGTAGAACCCATTAGTTGCAGGTATAGATAAGTTAATGTCATTAAATATAGCTGTGGCTGTATCAAAAGATGCATTTAGATAGTAATTACCCAAAACACAACTACAGCAAGAATCATTAAGAGTTCCTCCAAAGCATAACTCGGCAGGAATAGCATCTCTTAAATCCCAAATTAAATAAAGATACTGTCCAACTGAACTTGCAGGAACTATGAAATCTGCATAGTACAATGGAGCTGAACCTGCATTAGGTATAGCTACAGTAGAAGCCACTAATAAAGCGTTCATATCAACATTGGTATTGTTGTACAAAGCAACACTTCTTAAATATCTAAATTTATCTTGAGCTATATTAAACACAAAACTATCAGGAGATATTGCATTTGTTGACAATCTCATAGTACTAAACTCAGTAGGAAACGCACCTGAACCTACAAACCCTGAAGTTGTGTTATATCTTGATACAAGAGGACTTGCTGTTCCGCTTCCAAATAAAACTAAGTTAGAAAGAAGAGGTCCTATAAAAGCTCCATCAGTATATCTGTATTGAGTATGGATTGTTTGTCCTGCCTCTGAATTGTTTGTTAGAACAACTTCAATTATAGTCATTGGTTCAGCTTGACAACAGTCAGCAAGTACATCTACAACCATATCTCCCGTATATGTAAGAGTTACATCTGCTGTTTCAACCAAGATATTATTCTTGTCGAAGAAAATACTTCCATCTACATTTGTTGGTCCTGAACTTACAACAGTTCCATTGTAGTTTACACTTACATTTAAAGTTGTACCCGGGTATATAGTTGTAAAAGACCAAGTTATCTCAGAAGTACCCACAAGAGGACCTAAGTCAACGCAATACTCAAATGTTTTTGAGACTTCTGTATCAATAGAGAATGTAAATGTTTGAGAAGTACCACAAGCTAAGCATTGAGGGTTTGTAGGTAGCTCTTGGTCATTCATAGACAACACGTACTCATTCATATAAGGGTCAAAGCCTCCAAGTTTTTGAAAATTAAATGAAGCATTAAATTTATCTCTAAACCAAGTTCTCATACTTTGCTCTGATATAACTACTAACTGCTCATTTTGACTATCGCCTCCTTTTAATTGAATAACAGCTCCACGTTTTGCATCTGCAAAAAATCTATCAAATCCCCATTGAACATAACTCTCAGGATTAAAACTAATGCCATACTTTTCAGTACGGGCTATTTGAGTTCCCAAGACCTCAGGAGTGGCTGTAATAATACCTCCGGCACTTGCATCCGATAATAAGTTTTTCTCAGCTAAAACGTAAGATATTTTATCTTCTTGTAAAGTAAGAACATCTGTATTTCTACCATCTAATAATTGAATTGGTCCAAAAGAAGACTCACAATGTTTAAAATTAGACAAACCTGCATTAAATTCATTTAGTTTATTGATATTTGACTCTCCATTGTAAATACCACTATAAGTAATATCAGAAAATCTATCGGCAGCTTTGTAATCTTGAGCTGCAACCGTGGTTACTCTTTCTCCAAAATTAAAAGATTTACCAATAAATGAATCACGTATTTTATAGCTTTCTGCTCCGTTTCCAAAAGCATAGCAATTATAAAAACCTGTATCTATTATAGCGGGAGTACCTGTTGCAATGTTTTGATTCTGAACATTACCTGCGTGATTACCATCGACATCAATAGCGAATGATAAATTATTTTCAAAAAAAACATCAGGTAAAGAATCTTGAGGTTGTGTTTCCCATATAATAGTATTTAAAGCTCTAAATACTGTAACCTCAAGGTCTATAAAGTATCTTCTATAATCAGCACCTACTCCTGAACAAGCCCATCCGGCAGTATAATTAAGCCAAAGTCTGTTAGTAGTAACATCTCTATTAAATCTAAAATATTGAGTATTAAATGAACAACTTGGCTGTCCTAATCCTGTTTGATATACAAGAGTTGCACCTCCACATTGTGAAATATTAGGATTATCTAATACAGCCGATACGTTATCTCCGTTCCACCAATCATACATATTATCATAATCTCTTGACGATGTAAAAGTTACTTCCCATAAAGTTCCATTACATTCACAACCACCGCTACCTCCTGAACGATTTCCTTTTGCGTAAATTTTTATTCTACTACCGGAAGGAACAGTATAATCAACAAAAGTCCAAGAAGGATTAGAAGGGTCTGTGCCTGCAATATTCATAGGATATTGTATTACTGCACAATTAGTTCTATTTGTAATACCTGTGAAATCAGAACGCATCCCCGGGTTTATAATTGCATTTGGGTCAACTACAAGGTTAAAAGAATTTGGATTCATTTTCATATAAAGACCCGCAAGTGCTTCCGTTCCTTCTTTTGGAATAATAAAATCAGCTGCTTGAGCATTTTTCTCAAGAACTGTAGCGTATGTACAACTTGTAGTAGGACCTGAGGTATCTGCCTTAACAATTAGCCTATCTCCATCTTCAACTTTTCGCATATTATCTCCTTCAAGAAGAAAATAAACATCATTTGAATCAGGGTCAGTAAAGAATATATTTGCATATATTGTTTCGTAATTTTCTGCATCAGGTTTTATTACAAACTTATATCTTTTAGCCCAAGAAGGTGCTCTTTGTTCAAATGGTATAGTTATTTGAATTGTATTTTTACTTGCAGAATATCCACAAGGTACAAATACTGTATTATTAAGACTTACTAAAGCTGTAGTTGAACGATTAAATTCATCCATATATACAATACCAACTTCATAACCTCTATTGCTATGCAGACTTGAAGGGTTTGATATTTCTTGAAATATAGCTCTTGCAAATGTAAAGTTATAATATTCGTAAACTCTTTGAGTAGGTGTTGTTACAGAGTTAACATACTCCATAGCAATAAGTTGTAATCCAATTATAGTACTTGCAGGAGTTGAAATTATTTTTATTGGTTGTAATATAGCATTTATACCACTTCCATATTTTATAAGAGCATCTAAATTATTAGGCAATAAACAGTTTAATTGGTCAGTAAACGTAGTACCATCACAAGAAGTTTCAGTTAAAGGATTAGAACTATACACAGGTTTTATATTAGCTATTGTTCCTATAGCTTGTTGAAATTCATTGCTTGTAGCCAATGCATATACAGATGGGTAGCTTGTTGTTAAAGTAAATATAAAATCTAAATCTATAAAATCAGTTGTTTCAACAGGAAAAGGAAGTCCTCCTGTAAAAGTCGAATGTACTATTGTCATATTTAGAGTTATAGCAGAACCTTCTGATAAAGTTATTCCTGCTAAATCAAATGTCATAATAGAAGAATTAATAACTTCTCCTGTTGATGTTGGGTCTATATTATAAACACCATTACCTGTAGAGTCAATAAGAGTGGTCTGTCCTATCTCTTCAGATAATAATTGTGTTGTGTATTCAAACTTAGTAGGCTGACCATTTTTATCAATTAAATCATATCCTTCTAAATAATTACCATACATTAATCTATTGCCCATTATTGTTTGAGCCTTAGCATAACGAGGAACACTATCGTAAAGTCTTAAAATTTCAGCCTCATTTAATACTGTAAATATTTTACTATTATTAAATGAATATTGTAAAACTTGATTATTCACACCCCCTAAATCCTCTGCCTTATTAAGTTTTTCAATAACTTTAATTATATTTTTATTTGATTCTTTAAACAACAAATCTACTTCAACTACAAGAGGTCCTCCTGAATTATATTCAATTATTGCAGTATTACAAGAATTTACCATACCTTCATTTAGCATACTGTTACTGCTAAACTGAAAAGGTTGAGGCACGAATGCAGGTTCTGACCATTGAGATGTAGCAGAATATTCTCCATCAACATATTTATATCTATAAGCAAAACATATAAATCTTGTTTCTAAAAAGTTTTCTTGACCACTTGTTATAACAGGCGTTACAGTTGGAGACTCCGTTGGTGGTTTTTTAATAACAAGTAAAGCCTCTGCTGATACTTGGTCAATATTTGCGATTGGGTTAGGGTATCGATTTGTTGGAGGGTTTATATTTATAAATCTTGGAGCATTATAGTCATCTGTAAAAAATATTAAATTTTCAATTAAATTTACTCCTGTAATAAGATAAGTAGGATTAAAATTCAACGTAGTATTTACACCTCCACCATCATTTATACTAATAACGTGGTAGGTCAATATATTGGTTAGTACATTGAAAGATACAATTAAATCAAGTTTACCTGTAGCTCCAACAGTAAATGCAGGGTCGTGAACGAACCAATAGATTGTTTCATTAGCACTGTCTTGTATAGCCCCAATTGTTCTCGCCTGAGTACTTAATGGAGTTCCGTTAATATAGGCTAATGAGGTTAAAAATAAATTACCTTTTGTATTAGTAATAACCCCTACTTCAGCCATCTCTGTTGAACCCATCCTAACATTCATAGCATCAATATATTCGCCATCAGGAAGCAATCGTTGGTCAACGACTTTATTCATTCTTCCTGCTAAAAAATTTCTTGTTACATCTGCCATATTACTTGATTACTTTGTCCATACCTCGTAAGTTCATTAAGAGTCTTCCCGGATGGATATTACTAATTCTTATTTTTGCATTCCCTAATAAAGCCTTTCTTTTTTTACGACAACGATTAATAACGTATTCCTGAACATTGAATTTAGAGCTTAATAGTTCATATTCAATTGCAGCATAAATATAGGATTCAAATAACTTATTAACTGTGATTAAAGAGTTGTCTCCACCTTCCATACCATCTGATACATACTCAAGAATACAAAGTTCTCCTGCCATACTTGAATCAAAATTTATAACCCCTGCTTTTTTATCAATTTTAAAAGTAGGATTAAAGTTTGCAGTCTCAGTATTTAATCCAAAAGGCGTACCTACATTATAATCAAAATACCACATCCCATCCATACACCATCCTGCTTGACCGTGGAATTGATTCCCTTGGTTTAAGTAAATGCTTTTCTTTAACCCCATCAATCTATCGTAGTCAATATCAGAATATTGTGGTCTAAGAATATTTCCATTTTGGTCAAATAATATATTTCCTTGTTGGTCTTGAAGATACGCATTAGAAGATATTGCTTGAATATTTTCAGTTAATGGTCTTAACCAACCATCTTTGTATAAAGAAATACGAACCCAATTCACATAGTCCGATGGAAGCACGTATCTTAGCGAATCTGCCACGCTTAACTCTAATATCTTGATTTCCTTGAACGCATCATAATTAAGCTCTTGTATGGCTCGTTTTGCGTGAAAGATTATTTTATATCTCTCTTCGTTATTTACTAATGAATGGTTGCCTGCGTACATCAATAAAAAATTATTGACTACATCATCTAAACTAATATACTGATACGAACCCCAATTTGCATCTTGAGGTGTATTACCATTATTGTCATAATATTCATATTGTGATATATATGCCATTTCTCGTTATTTTTATTGTTGATTTATTTGTTGTTCCTGAACCATTCCAAATTGAGCAACTTCAGTTTCACGAATTGAAATTCCACAATATTGAAGTATCTTCATTACTAATACATAATTATCTGAAAAAGGAAGTTCAAAGTCTTGATAGTCGGGTTGTGATTGGTCAAATGCCGGCTCCCCACTTACTAAGGTAATATAAGTCCATTTTGGAACTTTAGGGTATCTAAAATAAACACATTCAACTTTTCCTTTAGCATCTATAGTGTCGGGAAATAACTTAATTGTTTCTTCCTCAAGAGTATATGATGGATAAAATTCAGTTGGACTTGTCAAGCTCGATGCGTTAAGCATTGTTATTTTTCCAACACTTACTTTGTCAGCTTCTTTTACTGCTTTAGAATAAATATTATAAAGCTGACCTGCTGCTGTAAAAATATTTGAGCTTAATGCTATCAAAGTATTTGAAACAACATTTATTATAGTAGATACAGCTCCTGTATTTGCATTCACAACAACATCGCCTGCTGTTAGACCATCAGATAAAAATGTTGCTGTAGAATTTACAAGTGTATTTGCACCTGCTGCTGTAGTTAATCCTGATGTCAATTTTCTTGTATGACAAAGCATTTTAAGAATATAGTAATCATCATCTCCTGTTGTAGTAAGAGATGGTGCTGAGTATCTATTAAAGCCCAAATGTGCTAAATAATTTGTAACTAAAAAGCCTTCGAGAGTTTCAGCTATAGGACCTTCGATTTCAGCATAATCACTTCCGGCTGTGCGTGCATTTTCAGCATTTATAGCCTTATTATAATTTTTGAAGTAATCTTCAAATATCTCCATTTGTGCATTTTCAGCAAATAAATTAAAATCTGATGGGGAAATATATCCGTAATTGTTCTTATTCAATACGGATAGCACTGTATTTCTAACTTCGTTTATCATTTTTTAAATCTTTTTACAAATATACATAAAAAAAAGCACAGAAATAATTCTGTGCTAATTTTCAAATAATGTATTGTATTTATTATTGAGGTAAGTTTGCCTCTAACATTTTAAGCGAATCAATACCTTCATCGCTTGATAAGAATCCGGCTACCATATCATAAGGGTCTTCCCCAAATGGAACTGATAACATTTTCTTTTTGTTAGTTGGTGTATTAAACCAAACCTCTTTTTCTCCATTGCGTAATGCTAATAATTTTTCTTCAAAGAATAAACGAATCTTAGCTTGAAACTGTAGCTCAGGGTCATTCAATGTAGATAAAAATCCTCTTGGGTCATTTTTAGCAAACACTAATATGTCTCGCTTTAATTCTGCTGTTGAAATTGTTGAAGGGTCTTTGCCAAACATAACTCTTGTAAGAGTTTCAATTTGTTCAATCGAAAGTTTTCTCGCCTCAACTAATGCATCTATTTCAATATCTAAATCTTCAACCTCGTCAGCAGCATCTTTTTCATCATCTACTTCAACGAATATTTTTCCGTTTAAAGGATGATAGTGCAAGAACTCTTGTAATACAGGGTTTGTTCTTGGAACGCTTAAAAAGCCATCTTCAAACATAATAGGCTCAATAACTACATTACCATCTTGCTCATCCTCGAAAGGAGACTTTTGGTTCATTGCATATCTTAAAGCTCTGTTTTGATTCTTTTTTTCATCAAACCACATTAGTGGGAATCTTGGATGATTTCTTGATGCTAAACTATAGGAAAGTGGACTCCCTATTGTCAATTTGTAAACTTTGTTTACTGAAACTATTGTTGCCATTTTTAATAATGATTTAATTTAATTTAATTTAATTTTTAAAATATAAAAAGGAGAGTGTCTTTGAAGACACTCCCCGATTTAGTATATATTATCCGAAACGGAATAATACGAAGTTGTTCGCCCCTAAAGTACATACACATCTTTCAGACAAGAAGTTAACCTCCATTGCATCTAAGTCAGATGTTTGAGCACCACCGGCAGAACCTGTAATCCACGTTTTGTATCTACGGTCTTCAGCTTCTGAAGCACGGTATCTAACGTGTAAGAAAGGTCTCTTAGCGTTTTTACCCATAATTTGGTCGTACACTGAAGTAGAACCGGCAGGAACTAAAAGACCTGTGATTGTACCTGTTGCTGTAGCAGCAGCATTGTTCAATCCACCTCTCATAGTTGGGTCGTTTAGGTATTTCCAATCAGATTTGTAGAAATCGTAACCTCTACGGAATCCTGTGAAACCTAAGTTCAACGCCATATCAACGTCATTGTCGAATAAACCGAATGATGCTGATTGACCTACAGCTGCTCCGTTATAACCGTTCAATGTAGCTAACATATTGTCAATGTCAAAAGACAATCCACGGTTAACGAATATTACGTTTTCTTCAATAGCTCCTTGTTTGTCCAAACGAGAAACGATTGTATCCCAATCAGGTAATGAAGTTGGTGTACCACCACCCCATACGTTTCCTCTGTTGTTTACAACGTAGAAGATACCTTGAGACCCTGCAGAATTTGCAACACCTGCTTGACCTAATGCAGCGATTGCTCCTGAACCTACTTCAGCAGGAACTGCTTCAATCATTGCAGTCTCGATGTAATCTTCAAAACGCAAACGAGTTTCGTGCTCTGATTTCAAATACCACAAGTAACCTGTAGCACCATTCTCAGTAGTAACTTCAACCCATCCAATTTGAGCCATATCAGACCCGTTAACAGAATACTTATCTTTTAAGATAATAGGCTTGTTAGAGTAGATTTCATCTTCTGCTTCCAAAGAACCAACCATTCCGGGAGTTCCTTTTTTGAACTCTGAACCGTAAATGAATACAGTACATTGAGTAGATACAGCAAATGCTTGACCTGTAGCCTCATAGTAAGCTACTGTAAAAGTAGTTGCAGAAGGAACAGCAGTAACGACTGCTTTGTTAAAAACACCTGTAGTGTTGTTTTGAATCATCACAGTTTGATTTACTCTAATTGCGATGTAAGTAACACCTGCATCAGCTACAGTAAAAGTTGCTGTGTTAGCGTTAATTGCTGCCGCAGAAGTGATGTTGGTGTATTTAATGTGAAGACGACCTTGTTCTGCCCATTTGATTTGGTCAGAGTTAGAAGGCATCTCTGCACCTACCATTCTCAAGAATGATGCGATGGTTCTATTACCATAACGCTCAAACTCTTTTTCGTAAGTATCAGGAAGATACTGATTCAAAAAGTTAAAGTTGGTAATATAGTTGGTCTGTAATGCTACTTGTTCAGCACTTGGCTGTAGTTGATAAGTAGGATTTGCTAATAATGCACTTGCCATTTTTTCTTAATTTAAAATTTATACTCTTTTTATACTGCGAATTTTTAGACTTCTACCTGAATCAGGATTTATCGCTTTTACCTGCATTCCATCCGTTGTTTTTGTAACTTCAGGTGCTCTACGTTCAGACATATTAATGTTCTTAATACCTTTCATAGTACCTTCAGTTGCATCAGCTTGTCCTTGTTCATAAAAGAACCGGGCAAAGCTCTCAGGATTCATAGCAACCGCTAATGACCTATGATAACCTGCGGCATCCTTAATCAAACCTTGCTCATCCAAAAACTTATTAATAAAGTTTGCAGGAGTAGATTGGTTTCTTTTAAGGTCAGCAGCATTTCCGGGATTGAAAGTGATTTTTTTGTCATTAACATTGAACTCAAAACCTTTGAACTCTCCGCTAAACACTTCATCAGATTTTTGGTTAAACCAATTTCTTTTTCTTTCATTCTCTTCTTCAATAGTCTTCGATTGCTTGGTATATTGCTTATAGCTTTCGTAATTTTCTTTTTCCTCATCTGAAACAAATGCAGTGCTTGACTCAAGCGGCACTTGGTATTTTTCTTTTTGAGAATTAAAAAACTTTTTAGCTTCGACAATTGCCTTTTTTGTTGTAAGCTTAACTCTTTTAATGTGTGATTCGTCATCAACATCTTCGTCATAACGATAATCATCCATTAAAGAATCAATGTCATCAGCATCAAGTCCTTCTTGAGTTGCTGATAAATAATTTTTAAGTAAACTTTCAGGGTCCATTGAGTCAAAATCTTTTTTAAGACTCAAAAAATCCTCAAAACCTCTACCTGTTTCTTTTTTATATTTCATATAAGCAGCAACATCTTCAGGTAAAGCCTCGGCTTCTTCCCTTTGAGCTGTTAATTCATCTAATGAATTAATCTGCTTATTATATCTTTTTCCAATATATGAAAGAACTTGCTCTTCACTTAATTCATTGTCAGTATCTACTACAGGAACATCTACTACGGGAATATCTACTACAATAGTTTCTTGCCCGGGAATTTTAACATCAGAAAATTGTTGTTCGTGTTTCTCAATTAATTCTTGTTCAACTTGAGCAACTCCTTTTTCTTCTGTACCATCTAATAATCTTACTTTCATTTCCATTTGATTTGATTTAATTTTTTACAAAGCTATACAAAATATTTGACATTTTTAACGTGGGTCAAATTCTCCTAAATCAAAGCCATCTAAGCTATCTTCGTTTGACTCAAAATTCAATGGAGGTAAATTGTTTTTTCTTTGATTTAAAAGTTGAGATTGTTGAGTGTTTTGAAGGCTAACACGTTTATCTTTAGCATCTTCTTTCAATTGGTCTCTTTGAGATATTTTACCAATTTCCATATTATTTAACTCTAAATTGTAATTAAACTCTTCAGCCATTAAATGAGATTTTAACTCAGCCTCTACTTGCATAGTCTTAATATTGTATTCGGTCTCTATTTGTTTTAATTGCATTTTCATATCAAATTCTGATTGAGACTTCTGCATAGCCATTTGTCCTGCCATTTGCTGAGACTGCATTTGCTGTTGAGCCTGCATTGCTTGCTGCTGCATTTTCATCTTTTCTTCTCTATCTTCTTTTCGTTTTCTTTTTTGCTTCAATAATTGATTGGCAAGTTTAATATTTTTAATCTCACGTATGTCAATAGCATCTTCAAGATTAATGTCTCCTTTAGATAATGCCATTTGAACATTAGCTTCAAGTTGAGCTTTTTGTTCTTCATCAGGAGCTACTTCAATAAATATTCCGAAATCATAAATATAAAGTTCTGATATGTCTCCTAAAATAGAAACATTGTACTTTCCAATTTTGTTTATAAAATCATCCTTAAAGTCAGAGTATTCTAAAATATCTGCTATTCTATAAGTAATAGCCTCTGATAAAGTCTTATAAATATAAAGACCTCCTTGAAGAATATGTCTTGTAGCCGTATTTGAGTTTAGTGCAGCTAACTTTTGTAACCCAACTAATGAATCCGGGTCAGGCATAGAGCCATCTCTCGCCTCATTCAACCCGGTTACTGTTCTAATCATATCCATATAATGATTATAGTTTCCAATAAGCATCTGTGTTTTTCCTGAGCCTGAACCTGATGTTAATTGAGTAATTGGAACTTTAGCATTATTAAAATCTCCATCTTGCGTAAAACTTCTACCTACAACAGAACCTGTTTGGAAGTATAATCTTAATGCATCTTCAGGATTGTATGCTGCACCATTACCTAAATCAACCTCATTAAGACCATCGGCATCAATAAAAACTCCATCAGGAACTAATCTATTAATTACTTGTTGAAGTTTTAAGTGAGTTATTTGTATAAGGTCAGCAAAAGGTATCATTCTACGAACTGTAGATTCAATAGCTCCTTTGTACATTCTTGGTGCACAAGATACATAATTAGGTATAGCGTGTTGAGATGCTGATTTTGGTCTTACCATATTCTCAGATAACTTCCATTGTAAAAGAATATTAGTACCCATAACCATAATACCTTCATACCAAACATCAATTGTTTTTTCTATTTTCTCAAAGTTGCCTTCTTCCATCATATCCGTAGGAGGATTAAAAGTGTCATCTTTTTGAATTATTCTTGAGCCGCCATTTTCAAGCATTTTCTTTTTATAAACTACTTTCTTAGTAGTTTTATAATTGAAATACATTAATGTGCAGGTATCTCTTGAAAATACACTATTTTCATAAAACTGAGCTACATTATAGTAATCATACCATCCTTGGCTATATTGCGTTATTTCTTGTAAATCTTCTTTGGTTAGCTTTTGGTCAATTTTCATTAACTCACTAATTGGAAGAGTTTTGATTTCTCCCCAATAAAAACAATCTTTAAAGTACGGGTCTTCCGTGTAGCTATACACTACATTTGCCGGGTCAACATAAGATATTTGAACTCCTGAGCCTTGAAGAAACTCGTGTTTTGCTATAGAAATACCAAGCACAGTAGCATCATAATCAAGTCTTCTTCTTAAATCATCATAATGATTTTCATCGAAAACAGTATTGATAGCTGTCTCTTCTGCTATTTCTATTGCAGGCTTGTAGTTCATCTGCATATATAATGATAATTCTTCATCATCATTTGGTAATTCATCAGGATTCATCATAAATGGGTCAACTCCTGATAAATCTTGTATTTTAGTAAGTATCTCTTTCCCTGCCATCTGAGTCTCCATCATATCTTGATACCTGCTTCTTTTTGACTGAGACATTGCATCTTGAGCATAAGCTTTTGGTTTAAATAACCTATCAGCCATACCATTAACTATAATATCAACAAACTTAGGTATTATAGGAACAGGAGTCCAATCTAAGTTCAAGTACGATAAGTCTCCATTAATAGATAACTCATTTTTATACTTACCAACAGGTTGTTCTCCTCTTGCATATAATCTCAGCCTATGAAATTCTTTCCATTGACCATAATATCTGCAATTATTTCCATCCTTTCTGAACCATTCATATTGAATAGCTTGACCAACTTGTAGCCCAAATTGTTCGGATGCTTTTTCCGCATCAGTAGCTAACTGACTTGGAAAGGCTGACGATGTAATATCTATTGTTACGTTTTTCATTTGATTAATTGACTTGTTGAACCATCATTAGAATACCTTGCGAAGTTAATACTTATTTTTGAATCTTTTTTCTCCGGCACATACAAATGCTTTTGGTTAGCCATTATGGCTAATCCCGAGCTTATGGATGCATCAAATTTAGTTCTATCATTTATGTCAAATTTCGCCCAATCTTCTAATGTTCGTGTAAATGGCATAGTACCCATATCTCCTCCATCTCTATAATCTCCTGTAAAATCTATTCCAACATATTTCTCTATGTAGGATTCAATTGCAGATGCGTGAGACTGTTTTACATCTTCAGATGAGTTAGGGATTCCTCCAAGTTCACGTTCAGTTTTTGTTAGTTTATTATATTGCTTATCGGGTCTATTTAGACTGTAGTGTCTATACCCTCTATTTTTAAAATGATAAAGCAGTCGAGGTTTATTGTTCTCGATTAGAATTGGCATACCGTAAAAAACACAAGCCATAAGAACTTCCTCAAAGAATATCTCAGCAGTCTGAGGTCTTGCTATGTATTCTAAGAAAAATTCATTTGAAGGAGCATCATCCATATTAAATTTAGTAAGACCGTGCAAAGAACCATTAGACCCTCTGCCTCCAACTACTGCTGATATATCATAACTATCGCATCCAAAAGACCCAATATGTTCATTCCCGGGATATTTAACTCCGCTTCTTGTTTGCACATTATTTTGCAAATGTTTTGCAGGTGTCCAACTAACTAAAAATCTTCCTCTTGAATCAGGAGTAAATATGACTTGACTGTCATTTATACCATCTTTCCAATGAAAAGAACCACGTGTTGTAAAGTGTTCTTTTATAAGAGTATCGTTGTAGTCTATTTGTTGGTATATTTTAGTAAGACTAAATAGAGATTGTTTGCTTTCGTCTCTAAATGCGTGTGATTCTGTTCTTGGAAACTGACGATAAAATTCATTCAATGCATCAGCATCATTTTTAAGTGATTCAACTTCGTTTTCCCAATAGTTTATAGCTCCATTTTTTATCATCATACCATCAACTCCCATAACAGGTTCATCAGGTTTGTGAAAAACAGGCATACCGTATCTATCAATAAAACCTTCCATATTCCATTCCATAGGAATAAACAAGGAATATAATCCACTTTTTGTTTGACCATTAGCATTTCGATGCTTTACATCTGAATCCTCAAACATATCTTTGTAATTCTGACCCCCTTTAGATAATGCATTTGATGTTGACCCCATCATACACTTACCAATGACTTTAGAACCCAATCGAAGACACGTTTTGGTTACTCGCCAATTCTCCTTTATATTAAAAGGCTTAGTCCATTTACCTGACTCATCGTGAGCTAAAAACAATAACTTTTCCCCATCATAGGAGTTGTCGTCTGTGTTTTTCCAATCTATTGATGTATCTAATCCCTCTATTATTTCATTTTCGGTTTCATACATATTTTTCTTTGTAATCTTAGATGCCGGTACACGGAAAGCCAATTCTGTTTTTGGCTTATCCATACCATCCATAATAGGTTTGAAGAAAAATGGAAGTCTGCTATTTATTGGAACTACTTTATCAGTAAACATTTTTTTAGCATCGGCTCCTGTTTTTGATAAGATTCCAATCCTTGCATCACGAGCAAGAGTGCCGACATTCACACATTCAGATGAAGACATAAAAGAGAATCCTGAACGCCTGATTTTTAAGTATATCATTCCAAAACTTCTTGAGTCTGCCCGGCAGGCTTCCCAAAAAATCCAATAGATTCTATTCGCCTCACGAAAGTCGGGATAACCAATATCAATACTTGCCCATTGAAGATACATATAGTGAGAACCTGTTATGTATGTAGGAACTCCATTGTTCATAAACCATATACCATTCTCTCTGCAATCAAATTCGTTTTCAATGTAATCAACCCATCTGTTTTTAAAATCAGATGGCATTTCATTCCATTGAAATATTGATTGTATTCTTGCAAGTTGTCTTGGTAGCGGCTCTCTTTCCCAATACTGTTCAGGGCTTGAATTGTGTCTTTGAAGACACTTTTTTGGAGCAGGAGGTAATGCAATGTAAAGACCTGCAATATTTACAATATCTCCTATTTGTCCTGTTTTAGAAATTATTGTTACATCATATTGGTCATTGTAGCCATATAGCCAAGACTTATTGCCATTCTTTTTAGTAATAGAATGGGAAGGTATGTAATCCTTGACTACGGTATATAAACTATTTAGACCTTCTTTCTGCAAACCCTTGTTTTGTATCAGTTTTACTTCCTCCTTTTTCTGCCATTTCAATGCTTTCTTTTTCAGCTTCTATTCTATTGAGAATCTCAAAAGCATCAAATATAGCTAACTTTTTTGTAGCTGCTGCGTTTTTTAACTTATCCGCAGCCAAGTCATCTCCTTCCATATCAGGATTTAAGATAGACTCTTCTGCAACTTTAATAAGTTCCAATACTGCCTTATGTCCGGCAGCAATAATTTTTAATTTTGTTTCTTTAGCTGTCATACGATTATCTATAAAACATTACATACACCATTCTGCCTTCTTTCCAACCCGTGTTTGGGTATTTACTATGAAAGTAATTAGAAGGATACATAAGAGCACGATTGGGTCTGTACCCTACTACAGAATGTAAATCCCAATTATCTAAGTTGTTTGCTTCGTCTGAAAGAAACCTATCAGCCTCTTCGTTAGATACATCTAAAGGCATCTCGTATCCTACATCCTTATGTCTCCAAAAAGCAGTTCCGTGGAGCCCTTCTTTTGTAGATGGAGATATATATAGCACAAGTGCTCTTTCGGGTCTAATATCGCCTACTTTTGAGTCTGCGTGGATTCTCCAATCAGTATCGAACTCTTCGGTTGCTACTCTAAAGAAACCTAACAAGCATTCTCTTTTAGTTTTGTCTATATCACTTAATTTTTCAATAATAAAATTATCAAATTCTTTACTGCTATATTGAACCCAAAACTTTTTGTCTCCAACTTCAACCTCTTGAAATTGATTACTTGCTAATCCATTATAAATAGAGTTATAAATATCTTCTTCCAAAAAATTGTCTATAATATTTATCATAGCTTTACTGTTATTTGGTGGTCATACATACGATATAGTTTTTCTCCATCAACAGTGAACTCATATTCGCTGTCGGGAGAGAAGCAGACATAATCTCCTTCTTTAATTCCTTTACCTAAAAGGTATTCGTTTGGATATACCATTTGCCCTATTAAAGGTTCTTCGGCACAAAATTTCTCTATATAGTATTCTGTAGCAGAAATAGGTCTAACAAAGCAATACTTATCATAAGCATTCCAAGTAGAACCTTTTTTATACATAAAGAATTGGTCTGTATCTATAAAGAATAAGTCATCTTTAAAGAAACTCTTGCCACTTTTTTGACGACCTCTCATATCATTGTAATACTTGAATGCGTTGTGGTGTACAAGAAGAGTGTCTCCTATTGTGATAGGACCACTATAACCTATGGGAAGCTCGATAACATCTGCATATCTATTAGAAAACTTATGGTCTTCTTCTGAAGTACTAACTATAAAATCAGTTACTCCTATGTCTTTTGTATTATCATAACGCTTTCCATTCATAGGTTTTACTATGAAGTAGAATGGAGATTTCATTAAAAGTCTATATTAAATTCGATTGAAATTGGAATAGCAAAGGTAAACTCTTTCCATAGAACTATCTCTTCTTTTTTATTAATAATATAAATTAATACGTTTCCCGTTTCCGCTTGTCGTTTAATATGATGAATCTCGTTTGAATCTCCAAGAATTTTTTGACCTATTATGTAATGCATTGCACCACTTTTATAGTCAGGTCCGATTGATATTTTTCTAATATCCATTTGATTTGATTTTAATTTGTTATGTTTACATTTCTTAATATTGCGGTATCTGTTACGTTATTTAATTGTATAGAGACAAATAAATAATTTACTATCGCAGTGTTGAAAGGTATTGATAATGCCGCATTAGAATTTGAACCTTCCCCTGTAGCATTTGAAGGAGTTGATGAAAATCCAAATAATAATCCTGATTGTATTGAAAATTTTCTTGTCATTTGAGCAAATAAATCAGCTCCTCCTCCTCCAAAAGCAAAATTAGCTATTCTTGTGGCTGTATTAAAATTATTAACACTATTATGCCAAACCCTTATTTGAAAACCGGCTAAAACAGGTCCTGATTGTTGAACCATTAAACTTCTAAGATTCAAATAATCACTTAAGGAATTTGCCGGTATTATTATAGTTAATAAGTTAGTGGTTATTAAAGTACCTGTTAAAGTTACGCTTCCTGAAAAATTATATTTATATCCCGATGGTCCTGATGTTGTAACAGAACCATCTGCTAATAAATACTCAGAAGATGTTCCGCCGTCTTTTACAAATGAACCACCTTGTACTGCTCCTCTTAACCTCGTTGTTGTTATTGATGTATGACCTAAAGTAACGGTGTTATCTCCTGAGCCAATTGCATTTGCCCCAATAACAATCTCATTAGTTGATGAGGTATTTAATGCTCTTGTATTAAATCCTAAAAATACACTTTCTGTTGAAGTGTTTAAATTTGCTGCAGAACTATAACGAGCTGCATCTCTACCAAGTGCAGTATTATTATTACCAATAATATTATTTAGAAGAGCTTGAACTCCAATAACTGTATTTGAAGCACCTATTGTATTAGCAAGCGATGCTTGAAGTCCTAAACTTACGTTATTGCTTCCTGTTGTGTTGCCATTTAAAGAATTGTATCCAATAGCTGTATTACTATTTCCTATGGTATTTACAGACAGACAATAAGGTCCTACAGCAAGATTAAAAGTTCCTGATGTATTTAATTGTAAAGCAGCGTGTCCTACAGCAACATTTCCACTACCTCCTACATTATTTTGCAAAGCTCTATTACCAACCGCAACATTTGTTTGTGAAGTTGTATTTGAATACAAAGCTAAATAACCAACAGCCACGTTCTCAGCACCTATTGTATTAGTACGCAAAGCTTCAAATCCAATAGCTGTATTATACCCTCCGGTTGTATTAGAAGATAAAGCAGATGCCCCAATTACAGTGTTAGATGGTCCTGTTCCGGCTCCTTTGCCAACCGATATACTATTTACTGTTAAATTGAAAGCACCTAAGTTTACTGCCTGAGTTGCCCCTGTATATGGAACAAATCCTGTTAAAGAAGTCGTTGGTATATTTAATACATTAGAAACTAATGTAGCTGCTCCTGAACCTATAGTTGTTAAACTTGTTATTCTATTTGTATAAGCATTTTGAAAATTTGTTCTATCAATAGCAGATAAATAACCATCAACTAATGATGTTCCTAAAGGAATACTAATTGCAGGTGTAGTTCCTCCACTTGAAATTATTGGAGAAGTTCCTGTAACAGACGTAACACCTCCACCTCCGGTAGTAACTGAACCATCAGCCATTAAGTATTGAAGGTTAGTTCCTCCTGATTTTATAATAGAAGTAGCTGTTATATTTCCTATTAAAGTAATATTATTAGTAGCTGTATTACTAACAGATAATACATCTCCTAAACCGGGTGTCAAAGTAGTTGGATTTACAATCCACTTTATTCCGGTTGCTGTTTTAGAAAGTAATTGACCTGCAATTCCAATAAATCCTAATTCATCTTGTATGTTACCGGGAATTATTTTTGTTGAGGTAATATCCCCAATAAGAGTAATGTTTTGAGTTGCAGTGTTTCCTGCGTTTAATACAGCCTGAAGAGTATCAACGGGAATATTTACCCAATTAATACTTGAGGTTCCTTTGCTAAGGACTTGAAAAGTTAATCCTTGACTTCCACTTGTGTCCTCAATATTTATAGGCTTGATTAATGTGGTAGTAATAGTTCCTGTAAGTGTAATATTCTGAGTAGCAGTATTACCTGTGTTAAGTACAGCTTGAAGTGATGCAGCAGGAAAGTTAGCTGAGAATAATTGCAACAAATCCGCTAACGAAAAGTTTTTAGTCGCAAGCGGAGTCGGAGAAGGTACAGGTCTAATAGCTTCTGTACCTATCAGCCTATCACTTAATAATAAGGGGTTATCCGCTGATGGGTAAGTAGATATTTTTGCCATTTCATTTTATCTTAATTATATTACTACTTTTAAAATTCCATCTCCTCCTACATTTGTATAATAAAAAGCACCTAATGTTAAACCTCCTGCAAGTGCTGCTGCATTATTTGCATAATTTACCAATCCAACAACTTGAAGTTTCGATGTCGGAGCAATTGTTCCGATACCTACATTACCTGAAGCAGCAATACGCATTTTTTCATCAATAGTAGAAGCTGTTCCTCCATTACCTGTTTCAAAAATAATATTAGACCCACCCGAAGCTGCTGCTGATGCTCCATTTGCAGAGATAGCTTTTATTCTACCGGCAAGATACTTAGCCCCAAAGTCTTGAGAAACAAATTCTATTGCCCCTAATGTTTGACCTGTTAATGTAGGAGCTGCACTATTAGCTAATTGTAAAGTAGCACCTGTAATATCAGCTACTGCTAAATCAGGAATGACTCCTCCAAAACCGGGAGCAACAAAATTAGTAGTTCCCATTCCTACAATACCTGAAAAATATCCTTTACCATCAAAATAACCACCCCATCCTGAACCAAATGAAGCATCTCCATATATAGCTTTTCCACCGGATGTTTCAACTCTTCCTGCTACACCTATTTGATTATTAAAAATAGTATCTGTACTTGTGTTATATCCAAAAATAGCACAACGAGCATCGTAAGAAAGCGGACCATATAAAGATGCAACAGAGTGCAACTGTGATGTTGGAACAGTTGTTCCTATACCTACTTTACCATCTTGGTTAATTCGCATACGTTCAGTAGGAGTGCCACCGGTTTGCTGCGGAGCAGTCATAAACTTTAATATTCCACCACCTCCATTACCTGTACTTGCAAAAGTTTGTGCTACAGCTTCGATAGCTGCGGTAGCATAAGCAACCGTTGTATCATCTTTTCCTGAAAATTGCAATCTACCAAATACAGAACCGGGTGCTATGTTTGTATCAAGATTTCTTAACTCTATAACACCGCCTGTAACATCTGCAACTACTATTTTTGGCGTAACACCAAAAGTAGGAGTGCCTATCTCAGTTGTACCAATTAAGACTTGATTGTTGTCATTAAATATTGAACTATCTCCAAGAGCAGTAGCTCCCGTAAACTTTGGTAAATAGTTAGTTGTTCCCGTTCCTGAAATTGGATTAGTTAAAGTAGATATTGAACCATCTGCCATTAAATATTCAGTTGAGAGACCTCCCGATTTTATAAATGAAGTTGCAGTTGTATCTCCATTATTTGCCACACTAAATTTAGTAGTAAAAACCGATGATACTCCTTTTAGAAATTCTAAAAAGTTTCCGCTATGAGCATCTAAACTTTCTATTACAATACCTTTTGAAGCTCCTGCATTTCCGTATAAAGTTCCGAAATAACATATATTATCAAGAAGGCTTGCTTGAATATTTATTCCTGCAATTTGTCCGGGAGTAGTTGTTGGTACTTGACCATTAATGTAAATTTGTAATCCATCAGGAGAAATAGCCTGAGTTTGAGCCGGCACGTTGATTATTACAGGAGCCGCAACACCTACCGTAGTTCCGTAGTCAAATGTCTTTGAACCGGTTATTGTCTGTGCTCCAACAATTGTTACAAATTGATTAGTAGTAGTAGCAAGAGTAATTATGTCTGATAAAAGATAATTCTTTGTCATTAACAAATCACTAATGTCTGTTCCAATAACATAATCTCCTAATTGCGGAGGAGTTGGTTGCGGGTATGTACTAATCTTTGCCATTTTTTTTAGTCTGTTTTATGCGTTACTTCTCCTGTTTGAATATTAATGACTGCATCTGCACCGTACTTTTCAATTAATTCTTTTTCGTGTGCTGAAAACTGAATCTTTAACCCTTCGATGTGGCTTATGATTTGTTGTTTTTGTAATTCAACATCTCCAATAGCCATTTTTGCTTTATTAAACTCTGAGTTTAATTCTTGAATTTTTGTTAATTCTTCCTGTGTTACTTGTTCGTTTGCCATTTTAATTTAATTTTATTTGATTATTAATTATACAAAGATATGAAAAAATTACTGTTCATTTCGTTTTGCAACTCTTTCCATTTTACGTTCTATTTTTTTAGGGTTAGTTATAACCCTTGTTCTATCGTTTCCGGTATTAGTTTTACGAGTTATTTGTAACATCGTAGGCTTTCCACTTTCATCAGTAGCTACATCATAAGATTTGTATTTAATCTTACCATTTTCTTTTTCCTTTTGTTTGGCAAAAGTATTCATAGAAGAACCATCTTCTTTAGTGAAACTTGAATACGAAGTATGAGAAGCAGAATACTTACCATCTTTTTGTTTTTCATTAGATGTAGATTTGCTTTTAGCAGTACCACTAATAGGCTCAGGAGTTGGTGCTAATGGTGTATCGGGTCTTCTAATTGCCATAATTACTTGCTTAGTTTATGAGCAAACATCTTAATAATGGTGCTCGGCTTAATAAATTTGCAAAACAATCTTAACACAAATCCTGCGTTAGTTGTTGATGGACTTTCTGAATACTTTTGTGCAGATGCATCTAATGCCTTCTTAATCGGGTCGGGGATAGTGTTCATATTATTGTTTTTTAACAGTTCCATTTTTTTAAGGCTAACGCTTTTCTTGTTGGTTCTCCATTTGGTTTCTTCATAGCACCTTCCATTCCTCCCATACGAGCACAGAAAGACTTTCGTCTATTAGCATCTTTGCTTCCTGCCTTTAACTTAGATGGCTTTGTTGTTACAGCCATCTTTAATTTACTTCCCGGATTAGCAGCTCTATAACTTGCCACTCCTTTAGCGTTCAAACCTCCTGATTCGGACTTTCCTTCTTTTCTTGTCCAAGCTGCTGTCTTTGCCATCTTAATTATATTTTTGGATATGTAATTCCATTATCAGTAATGATAATTCCTTTGTCAACTCTTGCTTTTAGAGTTTTCCAATCGAAACCGTAATCGTGCTGAAAATGTGGTGCATCTTTGAAAGTTTTCCAATCTGCTCCGCATTCCCAACCTTTTGATTTAAAAAAATCAGTTACCTCTTTCCAATCAGCAATAGTATCTTTATCAAAGTCTCTGATTTGAGAATAACTCGCCTCTTCAAAGGTTCCATTCCCATCATTATCATAAAGCAATACAATATCAAATGCCAATCCGTAATTATGAATTGACTGACCTCCTTTTGCATTAGTAATCTTTGGTCTTTGATTATAGAGCTTGTCCTGAAGAGCATTGCTTCTAAATACATAAGCAAATCTCAAACGAGCCCCTTTTCCTAAAAGATTATTAGCTTCTCTATAATCTTTAAGCATTTTATCCCTAAGTTTTGGATGTGCTTCTTTGATTCTGTCGATTGTTATCTTGTCTTCCATTATTCTTTTATATCTTCTATATCAGTTTTTAATTCTTTTGCTCTTAGAAATGCTTTTTTAAGTAATTTCCAAATATCAACATTAAATGTAGCCTCTATGTTCTCTTTAATTGAAACTAACTCTATAAAAATTAAAAGTATTGCACATATTTTAGTAAACATATATGTGAAGCCAAACCACTTAAAAATAAACTCATTTAATAAAAACTTATCTATAACAAATAAGAATAAAATACATATCTCGTATAATGCCATCTTAGAAATTATGTTTGATAGAACTCGGCTCCGAATACTGCACCAACCTTTTAACTTTACGCTTTTAAAAATCCCTGTGAATGTGTCAAGTGCTATTGCAGCAGCTACAGCTATTAAAAGCCCTTGTATAGGAACGAATAATAATATTAACGATGACACTATGTAGTTTAAATATTTCATTATCTTCCTTGTCCTTTGTACGACTTAACGTAATTTTTACTCGATTTTAATGTGCTCGTTTTTGTCTTAGCAGCCACTCCTGACTTCTTTGGTTTTGCTTGATAAGCACTCTCTTGTTGTTTAACTTTAGCCATTAGCAGTCATCATTTTGTGTGTAACAATAATAAGTTTTTACTTCAGGAGCTTCTCTAAGAAAGAAAGGAAAACTACAACCATCATTATTACTATAAGCAATAGTGTTGTTAAAAGTAATAGATGATATTATGTTTTCTATTACTACATAATTAAAACTATCTTCAGGGTCATTATAAATAACAAAATCTCCTAAATTAAAAGTGTCTTCAGCCGCTAAATTATAAGTGGATATTGGAATATCTCCACTAACATATAGATTTCCTGAACTATTATCTGATTCATAATAAATTTGAATATTATATGTATAATTTAATGCATTAAGACCCATTGATGCAAGGTTTTCAGGTCCGGAATTACCTCCTTGTAAGCGAAGTAAAATATTTTGTGAATCTGCAATAAGAATAGGGTTAAAAGCAATATTAGATGTAAAACAATTACCTCCTTGATTAACTCCTATAGCAGTTATTTCAATTTCGTCTCCCTCATTATACGTAAAATCAGTTATAAACCCAAAACCTGCCCCTTGACCTGTTTCAAAAGTAACCATATCGCCATAAATAAATGTACCTGTTGGATAAGCGACTGAAATAAATGTACCGTATTGCGAAGAGCAATCATTTACATAATATCTTTCACTACAATAAAAAAGTTCAGCAATATAGCCACCTCCTTCATTTAAGTAATACACCTCATTACCATTTTTATAGAATCCTTCATTTGCTGTGCTTGTAAGTTCTATATCATAAAATATCTGACTACCAACATTTAAAGTACTACTAAGACTATATATTTCTGTTTCTAAAATTAAATTATCACACAAATACGCTACACTAACATTAGAATATTGTAAATAAAAAACATATACAACAGGCGGTGGCACAGGCGTACCTCCGCTATTGCTACTTGAGCCAATACTATTTGCTATAGCTATATACATATTACCAAAGTGCTATAATATTAGTACAATCAGTTCCTGATGAAAGTACTTTTGTAACATTTACAGGGATAAACGTGCCTGATTGAACATTAACAAACGTAACGAAATCATTACCACTTGTTCTAACTGCTAAAAATCCTCCCGTAGTAGGAGCTCCTGTACCAACATAAAGTACGCATCCTTGATTAAACAATCCTGTTTGAGCACCTTCTTGATATATTTTATAATTCTCAGTAGTACCCCCAACAGCTACATTTAATAATAAAGTAGTAGCATTAACAACTTCAACAATAGTAGCAGCGGCAGCTATGCTTGTTACATATACTACATCTCCCGGGTTTACTTTGTATTGAACACCTGTTGGAGTAGTTATAATAAAATTTGCAGTTGCGTCAATTAATTGATTTCCCGAAATTGTAGCAGTACCTTCTATTAGTAAATTTGGAGTTGGAACATTTGCATTCTGAGAAGGTATTACTTCTAATGCTCTCGATGGTTGTAATTTTGGTGTTGGCATAATTTCTATATTTTATAAAATGTTTTGTTAATTAATGAATTAGGATTGTTAAGAATTTCTTTTCTTTTGTTACAACCACATTCTTTTCCTGTAGCCTCTGCAACTTTTTCAACCACCTTTTTAATTCCTGTAGCTGTAGTAATTTTTTCTATTGTATCTCCTAATCCTTGTGATTTCATTTTGTAAAGGTATTAAATTTTTTTAAACTTTTGAAACTCTATTTCCCATACCAACTCTTGACTTCTCTGCTTTCTTAGAAGCCAATTTAGAACTGCTTATTTCAGATATAGTCTTTGGTGTCTTTGAAGACACTTTTACTTTTGGTCGGCAGTATTCATTTTTACCACCCGCACCACAAGCCTTACCTGTTTTAGTATCAGTCCACTTTTCTTTATCCCATCTTTTTAAAGATGCACCGGCTTCAGTTTTTCTAACAACTCCCGAACCTTTTCTGCATTTAGCAATAGCTTGGGAAGCTCTTGCCGATGGAAAAACATCGTACTGAGCTTTTACTTTTTTATAACAAGCATCTTTTGGCATCTTATTTCTTTTTATGAGAGCTACCTTTCATAACTTTACCATTAGGCATCGTATGAGTAGCACCCACATTACCTTTCAAGAATTTCATCTTTCCATCTAATGATTTCTTAGACTCGTACTGCTTTGCTTTTTCAATTACTTTTTTCATAATTATATTTATTAAAAATCCCATTACCACTAATTTATTGGAAGTAATGGGATTGTTAAACTTTTATGCAGAAAAATCTCTACTATGATGTCCTGTAGGAGTTACATCAGGAACAGGTTGTGTTTCAGGATTTAGTGGAACTTCAGTTGCTACTTCTTCAGTTGCTACTTCTTCAGTTGCTACCTCATCGTTATTCTCTAATGCATCAATGATTGCATCTTTAATTACTTCTGCCTCAGCATCAGATATTTTTTTAGGTCTTCCCATTTTTTTTTAAATTTAATGATTAACAATAAGGATTTTTTCCTTTCATTCCCGTTCCTTTTGCAGCGGTTAAAATTCTTTTAGTTACGCCTTTGCTGCTGTTTGCCATACCACCGTGTTCTTGAATTAACCCGTTAGTACCATTTCCACCGGTGCTTGGCATCTGCATACGAGATGAACCCGGTAAATTCGGAGTGTCTTTTTCTTTAGCCATTATTTCTTTTTGATTGCAGTTTTCACTGATTTCACTCCTGCCGCTTTGGAAGGTCCTTTAAGTGCATTTTTTATAGCAGGCTTGTTTGCTGCCATTGGCATCTTCATTCTTGATGATGCAGGTAAGTTTGGTGTTGCTTTTGCCATTTTAATTTAGTGTTTATGTTAATGTTTCTTTTTCTTTTAAATACTGAGTTCCCAAGGTATTTTTCAAACTTGCTAATCCTTGAAGTTTCCCTGAACCGGTTTGCGTAGGTCCGCTTTCTTTTGAAACTCTTCGAGCATCATTAAGTTTTTTTTGACCTGCTGCAACTAATTTGTTTCTCGCATCTGACCTTTTTTGAATATCAGCTAATGCAGTTCCTATATCAGTAACTTTAGAAACATCTTCTGATGATTTGTTTTTAGTCAGCTTAGAAATTTCCTCTGCTGATTTGCTTTTTTCTTCTTTTTTCATAACTATTATTGTTGAGGTGGACCCTTAGGTTGTGCTGCTTCAGGCGGTGGGGCTGCTTGAGCCTTCTTCATTTGAGACATTGCATTAATTTGCTGTATAGCATTATTTGCAGTTTGCTCATACTTAGTCGCAGCTCTTTGCTGAGGTGCTTTTCCTGCCATTTGCGGAGCTGCTTGCAATCCTGAACTAACAGGTTGCGGCTCCGGTGTGGATGCTAACGGGGTATCGGGTCTTTGCATTGCCATATACTAAATTTTTGGTCCTCGTGGGTACCGTGGTTCAGGAGTAGGAGATAATGGATAATCTCTACCCTTTGTTTTTTTTGGTTTTACAAAATCTGTAACCGCTTCTTTAACCGCATCAATTGCTTTACCACCGTAGTATTTTATTACTTTTAATCCATCAGTGTTAGCTTCTCTTGAACCTGCATCAGTACTTCCTTTAAAACTTGGTTTTTCTTCTTGTTTCTTTTTTGTTGGATTTGGCATAATTTCTATGTTTTAATTAGTTTCTAAATAATGGTTCAGGACTTGGAGCTAATGGAGTATCAGGTCTTCTTGTCATATCTCTAACAGCTTTTGTTTTTGCATTAGGACTTTCCTCGTCTCTTGACAACCTTCTTGCTATTGCTGTTCCTGTTCCTCTTGTAAGTTCTTTTCCTCTCTCTTCACGAGATGCTCTTTTTTCCATTCTGTTAGCGACTTTTTCTGCTCTTTCAGGATTAGTTTCAGCTATCCTGCCAAGTCTTTTGTATTGTCCTTTTCTTAAATCAGGCATAATTTCTAATTTTTATAAATTAATAATCAATAACTTTGTACAAATGTAATAAAAAAAAATTAAATGAAATCAAATCAACACGACTACCTAAAATATTGGAGAGTCATTCGCCAATTCGTAAAGATAAAATACGAACTAACTCAGGCTGACTTAGATATGTTATTGTTCCTTTACTCTGAAAAATATTTCGATAGAGATAAATTTATAGAGTTTGATACCTTGCTTGGATGGGATAAACACAGATTTGAAAGGCTAAGAAAAGAAGGGTGGATTCAGGTCTTTAGAAGTCCTATGACACCCGGGGGTAGAAAAGCTATGTATCAATTATCAATAAAATCTAATGCGATGATTCAGTCAATTTATAGAAAACTAAGCGGGGAAGAAATCCCCGTTAGTGAATCTTACAATAAAATGTTTCAACGACAACTGTCTTACTCAGACAAAGTCTATAAAAATATGATTATTGAAATGAATAAGATTATAAAACAACAACGACATCCCTCTCGGTAATAATCGTGTACTGCTTGTCATCAATTATCATTGTAAATCCGTGTGCCTTATCGTAGTAGATGTCATCATCTTTTTTGATATGAGGCACATCTGTTCCTGCCTCAATTACTAATCCACGTTTGTAACGCATCTGATTCATATCTTCTCCTGAGAGAAACAATCCTGATTCTGTTTTTAACTCTTCATCAATGGTCTTGATGACAATGTATTTTCCAATTGGTTTCATTTGATTTAATTTATTATTTTTACGTAAATAGGTGTTTTATCTCCAATATGTGCAGATTCAATATTGAACTCAAAAAATTCAATAGCTTCATACTCACTCATATCTTCTTTTAGAATATCAATAATCTTATCAATAGAATATACAATCCTAATGTCAGAGGAGACTCCGATAATAGCATCATTAAATCCATCAATTTTTAATAACCCTTCATCAGGGTATTCATCTAATATTTTACTTAGTATGTTCATAGCCCCATCTCTTTTATGTCTTGTATAAACTTTCTTTTATCCCCATCCTTAGGGTACAATGCTACATCTACATATCCGGTTCCCCTTCTATGATTCAATGCTTCGGCTACGAACTTATCAAATCTTGGATTATTATCTAATGCTACTTGACATTCGTATAAACTCGCATTCCCGGATTCTACTAATCCATAAACTTCTATCGTAATATAATCAATCCCTCTTATCATAATTTTTCGATTCGTCTTTCCAATTTAACCAAAAACCAATGGCAACTATTATATTCATTCCCATTGATGCTACTATCTCGATGAGGTCCTCGTAGAGATTTACCGTTAGGTGTACGTGCCCTACCATCCAAAATGGTATTGATAGGTTACACGCCACCCATATCACAGTAAATCTTATGAACCTTTTAGTCTTCAGCCTGCACATAAGAACGAGCTAACGTAATTATGGCGTTAGTGCTCAAGATTGTTACAGCTACACTCACTGCATTCTGCAATGCTGAACGTGTTACTTTAAGCGGGTCAATTACTCCCATCTTAATCAGGTCTCCAAACTCTCTTGTCTTCAAGTTGTAACCGTGCCCTTCAGCAACTCCATCTTTGTAGATTTCAGAAGCCTTCAGTCCTGCATTCTCAAGTATCTGCAAGAACGGAGTCATAAGTGCCCCCTTCAAAATCATCACAGCCGCATTATACTCATCACTTTTGTCCTCATCTATACATAGAGCAGCACTCTCTTCAAGAAGAGCCTTTCCTGCACCCGGAAGAATCCCTTCTTCGAGTGCAGAACGCACTGCACAAACAGCATCATCGACTCTATCAAATAACTCTTTTTGCTCCAAATCTGTCTGTCCACCAACAAAAATTACCCCAATTCCACCCGTTAATGAAGCTATTCTTTCCAAAATAAAGTCCTTATCGTGCTTCTTTATGGCGTTTTTATGGGCATCCCATAGCTGATTTACCCTTTCCTCAACAGCAGATTGGTCTAATTTCAGGTCTGACTTGATGATAACGGTCTTATCCTTGCTCACAATTACCTTAGCAGCGTGCCCAAGGTCTCCGTAATTGATAATACTTAGGTCATCCCCGGTCTTTTCACTGAAATAGGTAGCTCCAACACTGATTGCGATGTCATACATCAACTCGTGTTGCTTGTATCCGAATCCCGGAGGAGGAACTGCACACACTTTTATGTTTCCTTTGACAACATTTGCCGCCAAACTATTGATTAAGTTCTGACCACAAGGAGAAATGATTAACAGTTTTTTTCCTTCGGAAACAATTGGTTTCAATATGTTCTCAATCTGAAGAATATTAGTAATCTCCATATCAGCAACCAAGACCATAGTGTCTTCAAAGACACATTCATCCTTCTTGGAATCATTTATGAACATAGGACTCAAGTAACCTCTGTCGAATTTCAATCCTAACGTGGTCTCAGCATAAGTTTCATCAGTCTGACTCTTCTCAACTGTAACAATCCCGGTCTTACCCACATCTTTGTACACCTCAGCTATAATCTTCCCTATCTCCCTATCGTTATTTGCCGATATACTCGCCACATCAATAAGCATTGAGTTGGATAGTCTCTTACTCTTACGTCTTAAGT